TCACATCACCGGGCAGTCGTCGAACTCGCCAGAGCGAGCATCGTTGATGCTGTAGGTGATCACCCCAAACACCGGCCGCGATGTGTCCGACACATCGTCCTTCAACGGTAACGACTCCCTCCTTCCATTCTCAGGGTTTTCCAGATGCGGCTGCGGATGTGTTCTGTAGCGCATGACCCTGAACTCACCATCAATAGTGCACACCAGCAGAGAACCGTCTTTCGGCGTCAGCGACGAGTCGACGATAAGCATTGCGCCCTTCATGATGCCAGAACGCAGGTATGTAGAGCCGGCTATCATCATGTACGTGGCTGATGGATGAGCGATAAGGCGCTTGTCTAGTGATATGCGCTCTTCAACGTAGTCTGCTGCTGGCGACGGGAACCCCATAATTCACCTCCGATAATGACTGTATGCATATACAGTAGTATTTTTATGAAAACAGATCAAGCACAGGCATTTTTCACTTAAGAGAGGATCGGTATGTTTGTTGAACTGGTTTATGACAAGCGCAATTTTGAAGGCCTGCCAGGTGCAAAAAGCATCATTCTGGATGAGTTAACAAAGAGGATTGGCCGCGTTTTCCCGGATGCAGAAGTTCGCGTTAAACCAATGATGACACTGCCAGCAATCAACACTGATGCGAGCAAGCATGAGAAGGAACAGATAAGCAGGGTTGTGCAGGAGATGTTTGAAGAGGCCGAAATGTGGCTGGTATCTGAATGAAGCAAGTTTGCTGCAGGCTGCCAGATAATGTTGCAGCCTGAGGCGAATAATTAAAGGTGGTTATTCTGAGTTCGAATCTGCATCGACTCCTGAAGCTTCAGACACTTTGGTTTTCCAGATTCTGTCTTCAGGCATATCACGCAGAACCTTGTTTGAGCTTATCGACCTCCTGACTAAGCTCTGTAACCTTCATACTCAGTGCCTTAATGGCGGCCAGAGCATCCATAAGCAATGGGTTAAGGTCAAGGGTCATTTTGCCCACTCCCTCCGCGCTGTGAACGTATTCCGGGTCAATCTTTTCAATTTGCTGCGCGATTACACCACGGCGTACTGCTTCACTGTCGTCATCCTTATACCTGAACGATACGAACTCCATCGCATCGATGTTTGCCAGCGCGGTTTCCGTATCAAGTTCAGTGATATCTTTCTTAAAGTTGATATCAGATGTCCCAACCGCCTGCATCTGCGTCCACGGTATTGTGGATGATGAGGTGTTCATTGCAGATGCGATGAGGTTTCTTACAAAAAGATTACCGGATATTCCTGTGAAGATTTGCTGTCGGCGAGTTGGGTCATACCCGCATACAATTCCAGATCCTGCTTGCGGCGCCCAGGAAGTACCAGAGCCGTCAATACCATAAAACCCTGATTCGGTACTTCCTAAAACGTTAATACCTGGAGTTCCGAAACCAAAGTATCCAACACCTAAGACATTACCAGTATTAGGGCCAACATCCTTAGTGGCGGCATTTCCCAAACCGAGGTTTGTGCGAGCGTCAGCAGCATTCTTTGCACCTGTGCCGCCCTGGCTGATACTGAGCGCGGTAGTCAGGCCGCTTAGGCTGGTTATATCGCTGTTAGCCCCTTTCTTCGCCAGTGATTTCTGGCCCGGCACGGTAACGGCCACACCGTTAATCGTGATAGTGACGTCTGTAGTACCGTTCATCACATCAGCGAACCCGCTCATGTAGCGCTGGTACATCGTGAAGGTTTCAGCGATATCCTGCGCCAGACCGTCAACGCTCAGGCTGTCGCTCAGCAAAATGGAATATTTGGTTCCAGCAGGGATAGCAGGGTTAGCAGCTGGCGTAACGGTGAGAGAGGTTGCGCTTCCAATCGCGGTAATCTGGAAAACCTGCGCTGGGCTGGTCAGCGCGATAACAGTGCAGCCGTTACGAATAAGTGAGCCAGCTGCAGTGAAGTTTGTGCCGGTACCTGTAAGGGTGTTTCCGCTGATGGCGATAGTGCCAGTAGTATAAATCATGTTTTCTCCAGGCAATAAAAAACCCCGCCGGAGCGGGGTTTGTTCAAAACTGAATGGGTTAGTGGCAGGTGGTGCTGGTGAACGTGTTGGCGCTCACCCATGACCAGTTAAAGGGATAACCGGCGCGGTACTGCGTCTGATTGTTTTGTTTACGGACTCCGTAGATCTGGACGCTGCTTTCCTGTCCGCCGATCAGGGCTGTTCCGGTGCATACGGGTTGCTGCTTCTCAATAACGCCAGCGCAACCGGAGAGCAATACCGCTACCGCCAGGCAAAGAATCATATTTTTCATAGGGGTTATATCCCAGGGCATTCATGAAGATACACAATAACAATATGAATCAACGGGATATAATTGATTTGGTAGATCAATTATTCGAAATTGATCGCTAAAAACGATCAATCATAATTGGCGCAGTTAATGGCCATAATCACGTTCCTCAGATTCGAATACGTAACGCTCTGAAGGTTGCCGCCGGGGGTTGTCTGCGGCCTGGCGAATATCCGCGTATTGCTTCCCTCAAGTTTTGCCATGCTCTTGTATATGGCCGAGTAGGGCTGCGGTTGACCGCCAGCCGATACAACCCCGGTAATTAGTCCCAGCATGGCAGGCATGCAGGCCCACTTCCCCGCCAGAGTTGTATTGATGTTGTATCCTGAGCTGGCATCCACCCCGGCGGTACCGAGGGTGACAATATCGCTCAGCGTGCGCGTTTCGTTTGTTAAAATCAGCGTCCCTGATGCATCCCACACAGCCAGCCCGTAGTCTGGCTTTGTCTGCGGGAAAATAGAGAAAAAATAAACGTACGCTGTGCCGGTTGCATTCGGTCTGAGAAAATCAATCGTGATGGTGTTCCCGCTTATCGTCTGAGTGATTTCGACCTCAACCGTGCAATGAACGAAGGCGACAACAGGCTGGCCTGCGGGGAATGTGTGCGTCACTTTGGTATTGAACCCCGATGTTCCCTGAAGTGCCGCTGTCTTTCGCGCCTGAAGAGCGATTGGCGAGCTGTTCGCGGTCACCCATACTTCCCCGCTCGTGGTCGTCAGTAAAACGCCATACTCCGCCATTTATGCCCTCTCGATCTGGAAAATGAGATAAGCCGCTGCCGCAGGCTCAGTCCCTGCTGAGTAGTCGGTATCGCCTACTGCTGACACTGTTGCTGTTCCCCCTGAAATGGTGATCTTCCTCCGACTCGTACCAAACTGATCGCCGTTCATGCTCTGAAAATAGGTCAGCCTGCAACCCGGTGGAAGCGCTACGGTGTAAGAGCCTGTTTTCTGGTTCTGGGCCAGCTGGAGATAGCCACAAACGCTGACAGGCTTAACGCCATAGTTATTTACATTGCCTGAGGCGTCCCATGTCTGAACACCATATTCCGCCATCCAGTCCTCCTGAAAAAAAAGAGGCCCCGTAAGAGACCTCCCGTTACCATGTTCCCGTGATTCTCCCGATCTGCACCCTCAGCACATTGCTGGAGTCCCGGACACTAATTGTCTGATTGGTTTGTTTCATTGCCCCCTCTCCAGCTGTGGAGCCGTAGTTCTCAAACGTTCCTGACTTATCCAGTTTCCATCCGACGGAACCAGCCACATAGTTATTCGACTGGATATAGTTGCCGATTTTGGCGTTCTCAATGGTGCCGTCCTGAATGAAGCTGGCCCGGATGAAGGTCTGTCCGTTCTGGATTACGAACGGCAACGACACCGCCCCACCAGCCTGCGCCATTACCGCGAAACGGTCAGCCAGGAACAGCACCTGCGACTGCATGCCGGATGGCGTATTCTGAACACCAATGCCCATTCCCGCTGCGTACTGGTTGCCATTTGAATCAATAGCTACCTTGATGCTGTACATCGCATTCAGGTCGCCGTTGACGTTCGCAATGGCCTGCGCGTTGGTGGTGATCGCTGAAGTGTGCCCGTTGATGGTCGCCGTGATGCCGTTTATCTGCGTGGCCGTGGCCTGCTGATAATTGGAAAACGTCTGGTTCAGGCTGTTGATTGCTGCCTTGTTGCCGTTCACGTCAGTCTGCAAACTCAGCAGCGAACGCGCTGTTGCCTCCCTGTCGCTTGCCATAACATTATCAATACGATCGATGCTGGCCTTACTGTCACCGTACTGCGCGCTGAGTCTCACCTGCTGATCAACCTGCGCCAGCGTACTCGTTATTAGCGCGATGGAGTTACTCTGAATACCGCCGCTGGCCTTATCAGTTTGTGCACCCAGCTCTTCCAGGCGTGATGCCATTGAGGAATCGAGGTCCGTGACAACCTGGCTAAGGTCAGTGATTGATGCTGTATTCTGAGCACCTACAGCAGCTGCTGAATCAGCTTTGTCAGATGCGACCTGAGTGGCAGCCGTCAATTGACTTACCGCAGAAGCGCGAGCTTCAGTTTCCGTTGCTAACGCCTGGCGAACATCAGTAATACCCGCTTCATTCTGGGCAGTTTTCGCTTCTAGACGAGTAACATCCGTGACGCGTGCCTCCGTCTCAGTGGCGATCACCTCCCGGAGCTGTTCGAAGGTCGCAGAGTTAGCGCCCTGCTGGGCTGTCTGCCGCACGACAACATCAGCAATAGCAAGCGCGTTGCCGATGATTGCTTCTGCTGTCTGCTTATTCGATCCAACCGCCGCTGCAAGACCGTTTGCATTCTCTTTGATTGCATCAGCCAGTTCTGCGAACTTTTCACTGCTCTCCACCGCGCTCTCGATCAGGTCTTTGAACGTATCAGTCTCTTTAATCTCCTCCAGGATTGCATTGGTGATATCGCTAAAGTCATCCGTTGGCTTTCCTGAAGCCTCAACAAAATCAGAAACCCCGAACGCGTTGCGTGTCCGGACATAAACGTAATAGACGTGGTCAAACTTGAGCTTTTGAATGGTCCACTGGTTCCCCCTTCCGAGGAATTGAGTTTTGTTCTCAATATCATCGGTTAATGGGATTGGCGTCTCGCCAGCGTACCAGAACTCAAAAGAGGTATCTGATGTTGCCGTTACAGACATAACTGGCACCAGAGTGGCCTGTAATGGTCCGGGTATCCACTGAACGGAGTTAGGAGCCTTTGGCGCGCCTATAATAAGACTCACCTGAGTTTCGGCGCCTTTCATCCCGTTTTCATTGCGCCCACGAACGCCGAGCGTGTAGCTACCGGCAGCAAGGCCGTAAAACTCATACCGGAACTGGTCAGTTTCGTACTGAGATACCAGCTTCCCATCAGCACTGTAGATGTACAGCTCAAACACCAGTTTTTTAGTAGTGGTTGCCGTCTCCCACGTTGCTGTAACCTGGACGGTCTCGGTGTTTGTGTTCAGGATTCGCAGGTTTTCCACGTTAGGCACGCGGTAGCCGTTCAGCGTATCGCTGGGAACTTCAAACACTGCACCCTCGTCAACGATGGCCTGTTTGTTGGGGTCGTGCAATGAGGCCGTTATGCTGTATACGGAGTTGTTTTCCGTTTCGGCAACGCTCAGTATCCGGAAAAGGCGAATCGCAACGCTTGCGGTTGAAATGGCAAATACAGTTCCCGCCCTCACCCATTCAGGTTCGTTTTTGAGTGTGACGTTGTTTCCGTTAACGCCATCAATCTCATAGCGAGAGAACTTTCCGTCCCTCCCCATAATCGACATAGTGGAGCCGTCCGTTACTACCGAGGAATCAACCGCGTCAACCGTTATCACCCTCCCGGAATGAGAAACAATTCTCCCCCCGAGGCGAGTTCCTGCGTAGTCATTATCCATGACCTCAACGATATCACCCGGCGTGAAGTGGATAGCATCGCGTGCCATCTGGAAAGACAGTCTGCTGCTTTCACGCTTTGCTGTTTCCAGCAGCCATTTACCTGCCCGCCATGCCTGTCCGCGAGAGGTGCAGCCAAACGCCTCCAGAGTGGTTTCGTTGTAGTTCCCTTTGGCTATCATCTCATCGTCGGAAACGTACTCTTTCACCTGCTCCCATCCGTTGTCGGGGTCAGTCCAGGACACTACAACCGCATTGTATTTCTCTGAACGCTTTACAGAGCTTCGTTTGAACTCGCCATTCACAACGTTGGCGTTCGTGATTGTCGCAATCGGATCCTGTGGAGCGTCCAGCATTACGGACAGGCGCAGGCCGTCCCACAGCGCAATGCCACGGAACATGCTCGCTATCTTGTCGAGAATGTCTCGCGCACTCGCCTGCTCTGTGATGTAGGCGTTGAGCGTCATGCGTGGCTCTTTGCCGCCATACCCATCATCTACAAGCTGATCGCAATATTGCGACAGAATGTAGAGTGCGCCATCGTCAACATCGATGTATCCGGCGCGTTTCGCCAGGCCAAATCGGGTGTTTTTCGCCAGCTCACGGAACAGCCACGCCGGGTTGTTAGTCCATGCCTTTTTGAAGCCCCCCGTCCACAGCCCGGAGTAAGTTCTGGCAATTGGCTCGTAGTTATCCGGTACGTCAACGATCAGCCCGCGAAGATGATATGTGCGGCTCGGCGTGTCGGTGTACTGGTCACGGTCGATGACTGAGCCGGCAACAGCAGAGAACGGATAGCTAAGGTTGTCGTCGGTGATCTCGCTGTAGCTGTTCCAAACAGTCCCGTTTGACAGCAAATCGCTGCTGCTGTCAGGCGTAATGCGGCGAACGCGGATATCAAACGGTTTGGTGTCGGGGGCATCAATGACGTGCGCCTCAAGGTACTCGCCAGAGATTTTCCCTGTAATCGTCACCGTCTTCTCCATGACCCAGCCCGACGAGCCAGTTCTGGTCTCGATAACCATCGTTACAGAGGTGTTTTTCTGGTTACCCTTGGAGTCCTGCTCCATGAGCCCGGTGACGCCGATGTTAAAACGAACGCGGGTCACGTCCTGATCTGTCACGGTTCTAACCAGCGGGGTATCGTAAGTGACCTCAGTGTTAACAATGGTCGTCGCTTCGATTGCAGAGAAGCCGTTGATTGGCTCCTGAGTCTCCGATCCAGGTCGCCAGGCAACACTAATGCCGTTCACGTTGACATTACCGTTCGAGTCAGTGATAGGCGTCTTATTCAGTTTGAATGAAGACAGGTGCTCCTGATCCACCGGGCCCGCGATTGGCCCCTCAGATATCAGATCCAGTACCCGATAAAATTGTTTTGATTTGAGGTTATCGTCGAGTAATTTTGGGGTTGATGCTTTACCGCCACCTGAAGACATAGCGCCACCTTAGCTGATTGATTCTTCCCAGTCGGAATTATTAGATGTGTCGATTCCGAGACTTATTACATTGCTGCCGACCTCCATCTCACCGAGGAGTATCGGTACGGGATGCCCCTGTCCGACCCTGTTTTCTGCACTGGTAAACGAGTTATTCGTGAGGGTGTTTGTTTCGGCCGCTTCCGCTGATGTTTTGCTTTTCATGTTCCGGGACATGTAGATGGAGTAAGCAACCGAGGCGGCAGACAGCACCAGTGAGGCAATGAGAACTATCGTACTGGTCTCAAGTCCCGCCCCCTCAACCACCGGGACAAACAGCACTACAGAGCCATCCTTCAGGCGCCGATCCATGTGCCACTGCACCGAAGACGTTTCAACATCCTCACCCGCCACTCGCATTCTTACTCTGGCGTTCAGGAATGCTTTTTTGAACTCATGATTCTGAGCAAGCAAAAGACGAATGCCCTGGGCAGGGGTATCAACGTTCAGCTCGACTTTGCGGAAATGTCGGCGTAAATGCCCTGCAAATTTAAAGATGAGCACTGTTCATGTCTCCATATGGAATGCATCTGCTTAACGTATGCCGGGCGCATTTGCTCTCTCCGGCTTAAATGCCCTGAGCAATCGTGGTGAAGAACCATATTGTCATCGAGCAGAATCATTGCGTGGCAAGGGTCGGCACCGGGGAATGGCTGCCTGATTATTACGTCACCTGGCAGCGCTTCTCCCGGCGATACCTGATTGAAGCCATTGCGCGACATGTTGTTCAGATAGAGATTCTCCCCTCTCAGCCACCAGCCATTCGCCCTTTCGAAGTCAGGGAGGTCAATGCCGCACAGGTGATACGCATCACGGAATAGCGTGTAACAATCAGTCACTCCGTGCTCGAACCGCCTCCCCAAAAGGTAATCCAACGGCCTGAACGTTCTGATTTTCCCGTTACAGGCCAGCACCCATGGAAGGCCCGATGCAACCTGGCATTTACGGTCGGAGCCGGACAGAACCGGGCTGTTCATTGGGTGAGAGTGGAATACCGCAGTCACCTCTCCAGCCTCCTCGGCCGCCAGCCAGTCATCATCACTGATTCGGAAGTGCTTTCCAGGTTCCGGGTGAACATTCCGACAGCGGAACAACTGCCCGCCATCCAGGATTAAGCCGCACACCTCATCCTGCGACGATGCCGCATAATCGAGTAATTCCTGCATCATGAAACCTTCTGAGAGCCGGGGAAGCTGCTGATTGGCATTGGTTCCGGTCGCGGATAACGGAAGCGGCAGCCGCTACGGCGGTGAGAGCACTTATCTTTCGCCGGGTCAGTGGTTGGATTGTCGCGCTCATCTGCAACCGGCGGCCCGTCATATCCGCACCCGACGCCGCGATACTGCCACTGGCACACGTCGGCAAGGATGGTTCGCGCCGGGATGATCGCGTTGTCGCAGTCGATAGGTGTTGCCAGCGTATAGCTTACCTGCTCAAACGTCTCTTCCGTCATCTCCTCAACAACGTAGCGGGAAACCGCTTCCTGTGTCGGATCTGCGTCAGGGTTGCCATTGGGGAAGTTCACCGCGTCCAGGTATTTCACCGGAACCTGACGGCGGGTGATCACCACCCCAAGCATGTCGTCGAAGTCATGGTTTATACCCGTCAGTAAACCCGTGACGTTCGCCACCACCATTGTTGGGCGGGCATATGTGCCTTCGTTCTTTGACTCAAACCCTTCGACTGCTATCGGGTATGCCTGATACTGATTCCCCTTCCAGATCACATTTCCGTAATATCCATTGGTGCCGGAATGGAACCGGATAAGGTCTCCACCAAAGGGTTGCAGGTCGGCCTCGAACAGGTCGATAAACGCGCCTACTCCGGCGTCGACGCTATCAATAATCATACTGGCTGGTATGTCGCGCACGGCACACTCCCATAAAAAAAAGCCACCAAGTGGTGGCTACTGTTTGAATATCAGGATGTTGCTTACTGATAACCCTGGTTAACGTGTAAGCTCAGCCCGTCAGTGGTGGGACACTGGCGCACTAAAAGAAAGAGGGATGGCTGTTTACCTCTTGATAAGGAATATTATGGAAAAGAAATTCATCGATCTGGGCTTCACGATGTCAGAGAAAATACCAAGAGAAACTGCATTGGAAATCGTTGCTATCAAGCAGGTTCTTGCGGCCATTTTGGCAAAAATGCCTGACAAACGAGATAGCATCATTGATGACTTATCAGGTGTTGATAGCGATATCATGCGAGATATCGTGGCGAACTTTAAAAAAATTAAGTAATTGAAATATTGAAACTAGCTTCATATTTCGCGGCCTGTTTCTGGGCCGCATTTATTGTCCCACCCGTGAGGCAAGCATTTTTTATTAACTCCGAAGCCGCATTTTGCACCATTTCTCTCAGTTCATTTGCATTACGCTGCTGCACAGCCATATTTGCGATAGCCAGTTCTAATGCTGCAACTCGTTGTTCTAAAGTCATAATTCTCTCCTTACCGTGGTACTTGTTCAAATGTGGCCGTCAGTTCAAACAGCGGCCCGGTCTTTGTCATATTCCAGGAGCGGCAGACAAACAGCTTCCGCACTCCCGTATCGGATGGCGTCCAGTAGAACGATTCAACCGCACCTCTCGCCTTGAGGAACGCCTCTGCATCCTTCGCGGGGTTACTGCGGCACGCTCCGCTGACGCCGCGAAAGGTGAGCGAGTATTTATCCATCAGTGGATTGATACCCTTCACCTGTCGCTGTTCGTAACCGTCGCCGAGCTTAACGACGGCAACATTCGGCGTGCGCTCAACGGAGTATGCTTTCTGTGGTGTCCATGTGAATGCTTCTGGCACTATGACCTCCGTAGTAACCCGTTAGGGCGCTGCTGATCACGAATGGTGCTGAGGCTAACCTGCTTCATCATCTGCGCCATTTTAGCCATTGTGGCATCGTCAATGCCGCCGGTAGTGTTGATGGTGAAATGGACAGTTTGATTAACAACTCCGCCACTACCCCCAACCTTATTTGCCGGAATAATCTTCCCTGACTGGTTCGGGATGAATGCCTGCTGACCCCCGGCGGTCTGGAAGATTTCAGAACGGCCATCCTCGTTGACACGATAGGCGTTACCAGCAGAAACCGTACCGCCGTAGCGACGACCGCCACTCATGGTGACACTTGCAATATTCGAAAGCAGGGAAGCGCCGGCCGAGGCGATGGCTGCGTAGTTCGCCATTTTCTCCCCAACGGTCAACTTAGTGGGATCAGCCATAGCCTGCATAATCGCCGTGTTAAGACTCAGGGTTGATTGCGCTATCGCGAATGCTTTTGCAGCAGCGAACATGGCAACATATGCACCACTGCTCTTTCCAGACGTGTTTTCGATAATTGACGCCAGGCTGTCAAAGCCCTGCGATGCCGAGCCGAGAATGGAACCTATCGCCTCAGTTTGTGCATTGGCCTCATCTACAGCAATTTTCCTCCTGGCGTTTGCTGCCTGCTCCTGAATGGCTGTCTTGGCATCTTCGTATTGCTGGACGCTCAAAACACCCATTTGCTGGTACTGTTGCAGTGCCGCCAGCTTCTGCTGCTCCTGGAGCGCTATTTGAGCCGTCGGGTCTTGCACAGCGCCGGTAACAGCGTCAGGGGTGGTTTTGTTGGCGGCAATCTCCTGATCGGTAAAGCGCTTAGCCTGCTCTGCCTGAGCGCGGTTCTTAATAGCGTTGGTCACCTCCCATATCGCCTTGGCCTGAGACCTTGCCTTGGCGATCTGCTCGTCCGTTGCTTTATTGCCTAGCGCAACAACGGCGTCGTATTGAGCCAGCTCCAAAGAACCCTCGGCATAACCGGTGTTGAGGCGGGATAGTGCAGCCTGTTGCTTTGATATTGCTTCGGCCGCGGCGTCGGCGCTTCCCTTTGCTTTTGCCTTATTGATGCCTGTTTTTTCTGCTGACCCTATGGTGGCTTTTATTGTTATTGGCTTGCTATTTTTTGCTACTTTTTGGGCTGCATCCCACCCCGCCCTGGATGACTTCTCCCAAGCTTCAGCTGTCAGTTGAGCTGATTTATCCTCGTTCTCTTTCTGCCAGTCACCAAAACCAAGCCAACTCCATGTCCGCGCTCGCCTGGCGTACATCTCAGCCTCAGAGCGGAGGTCTGCTATTTGCTGACTTGCTGTGGCGGCCTGCCCGGTAAGCCTGCCAATGGCAACCGCAAGAGAATCTATAACCAGAACCATGCCGTTACTGGCCTCTGTGGCCTGGTTGATATCATCAACCATAGTAAGAAATGAGTTTGTCAGCGCGGTATTGGCCTGAGAAAGCGTACGCGGAAGTTTATCGAACTCTGCATTCACTGAACTGGTTTGCTTCTGAATGGCGTTGAGAGCATCTTCTGCCGTCAGTTTCCCGTCCAGCATCAGCTGACGAAGCTCTCCGATGCTTACACCCATCCCGGCGGCAATCTGGCGCGCCAGTTCCGGCATTTGCTCAAGGATGGAGTTGAACTCCTCCGCCCGGACAGTGCCGGATGAAATTGACTGACCGAACTGACGAAGAGCATTCGCCATTTCATCGGAAGATGACCCGCCGATACTTCCTATTTTTTGAAGTGTTTCGGTTAGCTGGATGATCTGCCCGTTAGATGCGCCGGTATCGCGCAACGCCGTGCTGAGAGTCTCCCACAGCCTGGCGGTATCCTGAATTGAACCTCCGGTAGCCGAACTTATTCGCTTTAACCCCTGCATTGTATTCGATGCAGAATCCGCACTCCCTGTGAGCCTCTCAATCCTCGCGTTGAGTTGATTCATGGAGTCGGCGGCAGACAGAAAAGCCCTTCCCCATTCAACAATCAGAGCAACAGAAATAGCTGCGGAAACCTTACTTATTGCCATGGACATCTTGGAGGCGGAGTTGTCGGCCTTCTTAAACCCTGCATCCATGTTATCAGTTACAGTCGCAACCTGCTTATCAGCACGCAGCAACTGTGCCGTATCGGCTTTGATCACATATTCAATATCACCGACGTTCTGGGTCATTTCACTTTCTCCAGGCAAAAAAAACCCAGCGAGCGCTGGGTTTGTATTAAGGCAGTGTTTTTATTTCCACTTACAAGCCTGTGATAAATTTTCCATAACTTTATCTGTTTCTGACAGGTCAAATTCAACTACTTGCATCGTGGTTCCGTAAGGTTCAAAACCAAATATTACTTTTTTATGTTTAGCCAATTCCTTTATAAATTGTATTGGCTGCGGAGCAAATGCCGCATCACCGCCCTCCCCACCACCCCAGGCCTTCTTAACTGGTTTTCCACCATCGAGTCGAATAGTTACTCTTGGGCTATCGGATCCCATATAGTCGCTGAACGATAAATAGACTTCCGTCTTATTCTCACTGCAACGCAGTACGAGACTTGTCTCACGACTTGAACCCGCTTTGTTGTAGATATCCGGTGATGTATTAATAGCCACGAAGTCAGTCTGATCAGTCATCTTATTTGTCTCTGACTTGGTAATCCACGACCCGAATTTCTCTACGCCAGCATTTGCAGAAAACGATGTTCCAATGACTAAAGCCAACAAAAGCACCTTCTTCATATCCCTATCCCCATCAGTAAAAGATGAGACAAATCCTATCAGGTATCACCGCAACAGGAAAACCCGCAGTTAAGCGGGTTCGGATGTGCGCTTCAATCAGGCAGATTTGGTTGGAAGGTCGTTACGAATCTCTGGCTTCTTATCGCAGGTGGTACTGGAGAAATTGTTCTTTGATACCCACTGCCAGTTGAACGGATAGCCGGCGCGATACTGGGTCTGGTTGGCTACTTTGCGAACTCCGTAAATCTGCACGGTGGTATCTTGCCCGCCGAACATTACCACACCTTCACAGATCGGTTCCTGTTTCTCCATGATTCCTGCGCAACCAGCGAGGAGTGCAACGCAGATCGCAATAATTGGTAGTTTTTTCATTCCTTTATCCCTCTACGCCATTTTAGGTATTATCCTATAGCCATAGACTAAATGAGTAAACGACAGCCACCCCCTCAATCTTTGTGGTTTTCAAATGCTCTATCACCGATTTTCCGCGCCATTGCGGATCTCTGATGGCCGTCAGTTTTCTGGCGGCTTCTTTTTCTCAGTAAATACCCGGCAAATACATCTGTACCTCATCAGCAACGCGATCACGCGCTGCATGGAGTAGCTTTTTGCGTCCGCCAACTCCCCACCGGGCCATCTGGCTGGCGCACTGACTGATCTGTTTGGTTTCGGTATTGATGATGTGGTCGATTTTGTTCAGGCGGGACATGGCACTGATGCCGTTTCGGATCACCATCTGAAAGGTTTGGTACACTTTTATTTCGAATTCAACACTAAGCCATGCGGCATAGCGAATCGCCACCAGTTCTAACCCCCAGATACCAGGCTGAGCACCACCTTTGATAATCTTGACCGAAGCTATTTTTGTAGCTTTGGTCAGTTCTTGCGCAAACTTTTTAATTTGCCCACTTTTGATGAAGTTACTTGGCCTCTGTGATTCCGTGGCTTTGCCTTCAGCCACAGCCGCTGTATGGAGATCAAGGAGATTAATGCGGTCCGTTACGTTGCGCGTCGATAGCCAGCATTTGCTCCGCCCAGTCCATAACTTCGTCGTATTTCTCCTGGGTTGGCACTCTGGCTTTCTCTTTCTGCGGGAACTTGGCATTCATGGCGGCGCGGAAGCTGGTCATTGTCATGTTCCAGGCATCAGACTCGCTCATGCCGAGGTGAGCAACAGCGGTGTAGGCGAATGACCGTACATCGAATTTGTCACTGTATTCGCCCTTCTTACCTTCGAACTCTTCCGGCGGCTGATCGCCCATTACGCCATGCAGAATCAGGTGGCGGGCAATCTGGATAACATCCTCGATCGGGATAGCCCCAGGCTTGAACAGCAGCCGCCCTGCCGCGTTCACCGAGTACGAACCAATCAACTCTGCAACATCACCCTCCGAGCAATGGCGGACTACGTTTGCCGCCGACGCTGCCATTTCAGCAAAGCATCGGGCATTGGCCGCCTTCAGGATTTGAGTATCGGAGATTCGGTGTTTCGGGTAATGCCCGGCATGAACCTTCACGAAAGCATCAACAATCTGTTCCGGCGACCCAATACGAGACATGGCGAGGAATGATGGGTTGAGGAATATCTCTTTGCCACTGGCGCGGACAACGGCCTGGCCGATATCGGTTATTGCTTTCATGAAACCTCTCAAAAAAAAAGGGGCCGAAGCCCCATGATATCACGCTGCGTTGACAACAACCGTAGCAGACCCGGACGTCACGCTGCCCGCTGTGGAGGAAGACACCTGACAACTGTATGATCCGGCATCACCGGCAGCCACGTTTGCTTTGTTGAATGTTGCTGATGTTGCGCCAGAGATGTCACTACCCCCCTTCTTCCACTGGTAAGTCAGTGCTGAATTGTCAGACACAGTCGCAGCCACCGACAGGTTCAGCGTATCGCCAACGGTCAGCGTGCGATTCTGTGGCTGGGTAGTGATGGTGATAGTTGCGCCAACGTCACGCACGTCAACCTGACCGGCACTGGACGCTTCAACAGACCAGGTGGCAACGTCGTCGTGCGGCGCCTCATCACCCCATGATGTCACCATGAACGGCCCTTCGGTGATATCGTTCGGAGAGATGATTTTGAACCACACATACGGCTGGTTGCTGGTCTCTGCTGGCGGGTTGTAGACGTGACGCTTAAGCGCGTTCTGCGCATAAACATCCTCTTTGCGGGTCACGCCGTCACCTGAGAACGAAATATTCTTGTAGGTAACGAGGCTCTCTTGCGTAAATGCAGCGCTCATGTCGCCGGTCGCATCTGCGGTTTCCCACTCTGCATTTACTGTTTTGCCGCGCATCATGCCGAGTCGGCGGTAAGCGCTGGCGGTGGGTTGTACTTCAGGGCATCCAATCGCGTAATAAACGACGACGTCGCGCCCGGTAAAAGCGCCCGATTCACACGCCATAGTGATTTATCTCCGTGTTATCTGGAAATGATGGTTTGAAAGGAAATATCGAAGAGGTAACGCCCTTCTTCGGTCTGGATGGCGGTGATGCCGCCTATTGGCTGCATCGAAATGATGCATTCGGTTTTGTAGTCGTCGATCATCGCCTGGCGGATGGCGTCGGCGCGATCTTCAATCTCGTTAATATTGCTGTCGTTCTGGCCTGACAGGAGGAGGATGCGGAAATAATCGCGGGTTATCGCTACTTCTGGCTTGCCGCCACCGTTCTGCTGGATGACAAGGTATCTTTCCCCCTCGGTATTCTCCAACTCATTCCAGAATCGCTTCTGGACGCGATAACCAACATCAAAGCCATGCGACTGCAACCACGCTCTCAGCGCGTCATACACTTCGCTACGCGTCATACTTTGTACCCTTGCTTGATGATGGCCTTAATCTCGTTGAGACCGTCACGCTCAAAGCCTTTGGTCAGGAACCCCGGCTCGGCATCGGGATCCCAGTAATTCCCCTTCCCGGTGCCGCCGCCGAATTCTTTTCCAGCGCGAGTTCTTCCGAAGTGTCCACGCGGCTGACCTTTTAGCTTACCGGACATACCGTGAACGGCGGCAGCGTATGCAGCCGTGTAACCGACCTTTCCCTGCATCCCGCCGGGCATTGGCTCAAGCTTTCTGTACTGGCTGTTGATAAGCGTGGATGTGTCAATGGGAGTAAGTAGCGCAGCGTGAGACGATCCGACAATCATGACCCCAGTCAGCACTCTTTCTGTGCGTGGCCCGGCAATTTCTGCCAGCACCTTGCGGGTGTTCATCTGGACGCGCTTGATACCTTTAACGGGCATGATTACCTCACGTCAGGATTTTGTAGTCGGGCTCTTCACCGAAAAATGACATATCCCAGTCGGTTACGGCCCGAATGACGTTGGCACCTGCTTTAAGCGGATCTGATAGCGCCGATGTGTCACCTCTGGCGATGTACCAGTCTCGCTGCGGCATGGTTGAGCTGACGCCGTTACGCTTCAGTTCAGTGAAGAAAATCAGGTTAGTGGTGAACTCTTTACCATTGGCATCTACCGCAACCTCATTGTTAGCCGTCCAGGTGCAGTCAATCAGGTATGGTGTGCCGTTTGTCCAGGTGTTGTTCCAGTCGTCATAGACGCGAGGGTAGACAGTGGCGACATTGGTGTAAGACCAGTTAGCCGTGGCTGACACTATTATCCTCCCACCGGATAACCTCCGGATTCTCAGCGGCTACCTTCCGGCACAGCAAATACCATTCACCGTTACTTTTAACGTAACCAGTGACCCGCCGCCCGCAGTCAGTGATAACCCAGACCTTTACGAAGGGCTCAGGAAGCCTCTGCTTGACCGATATCAACGCCATCATCGACTCCCGTTGCACATGCAGCCGCCCCTGGCAATCCAGATGCCAGCGAAAGCGGTGTTAGTCGGATCAGGCGGGATCAGGCTTGTAGCGCATCCATACTTATCTAGTCCCCTCAGAAGCCCCAGAGAGGCTTTCCATCGGTCAGCAAAAGACAGGTACCGAAATGAGCGTGATGCGCCGTTGGGCCCTGTCTGAGAACTGATGTACTTGTCACCCTGCCCCAGCGCCATTAGCCCCAGCAGGTAGGACTGTATTAGCAGAGCGGTTGCGGGAGGGTAATGCGCATCCAGACACTCCTGAATGCTGCCAGCCTGCTCTAAAAGAGCCTGCAGGATGAAATCAGGCAGCGTGATACCGACTGACTCCAGATATTCCTTGGCCTGTACTGTGGTAATCATGCGAGCCTCTGATAAGCCCTCCGAAGAGGGCATAAAAAAACCGCCTTAGAGGCGGCCGTTATTCAGCAGGGAAAAGCTGTTCGAACTCACCTTCCGGCAACAACTCGGTGAGCTTCTCCAGGCCCAGGTTGCCTTTATGCTCAATGCCCAGCGCATCGAGTCGGGCAATGACTGCCTCTTTGCGCGCTTTGTTGTCAGTGCCAGCACCCGGAGTTGCAGGTAGCAGTTCCGCAGCAGCTTTATCTGACAGCTTGCGCACATGCGATTTAAGTGACGGGTGTACTTTGCCCAGCTCAACAACGTCACCAAGCGCAACGCCGTGCCACGGCTTAACCACTTCGTATTTTTCAGCCATGATTGCTCCTTAAGCCAGGTTAGCGCCGTAGACCACACCGGACAGGCCTTCGCCGTCCTTCTTGATCTGCAAACCTTCTGCGGACATGATCTGGAAGTTGTAGTTGCTCTGCGGCATCAGGCGCGGGAGCGGTACAACGCCCACAGCCATACCTACCAGAGGAGAAATCACATCCTGTCGGCGCTCGTACGCCAGGAACTCGTTACCTTCCAGTGCATAGGTCATCTGGATAGACTTAGCAGGAATAAACTTGCTGATCGCATCCAGAACGGTTCCGCTAAGCAGCGCATTTGTGCCGGTGTTGATATCCACCAGATACGGCTTAGCCATGTTGGCCCAGACTTCAGGGCTCACCCACAGCTTGTCGTAAGCTGTAACCTTGTTACGGCGGGCAGTGAGGCCAAATGGACCTGTAGGGCCAAAGAATGCCAGTAGCTCAGCCGGTGTAGCGGTGGTGAGATTGATATTGGCGCCGCCAGCGCCACTACCCAGGTTAATTTTCTGAGTGTTGCGATGGTTCTTCATGCCCTGAGCCGGCATACCTTCCACAACAATGCTTGGAGCGCCATTCAGGTAAAAGTCTACGCGCTTCTTGTGGAATTTACGCATCTTGGCCGACTGAGATTCCAGAGCCAGATCGATGCCGACAGTGCTCAGTCCGGCAGCATGGCGCCAGTTAACGCCGTAACCAGCAGTGAATACCGGGATCGGGTCGCCATCAGAACCAAACTCAGTATTATCGAAAGAGTAAGACGCCTGACCATCGATGCTGATAGACACATCATCCGCGATATCGCCAGAGACGTTATACAGCTTTGCAGTTTTCCCAATCGGCAGCACGGTCTGCACACCCATCAGGTCATTGACGATTTCCATGCCAATTTCCTGATCGCGCATCTGGATAATCTGGCGGTCAATTTCGGCCCAGAATTCACGCGTAAAGCCTCCGATGGCATTCGCCGCCAGCATTTCATGCGTCATGCGCGTGCGGTACGCGTTGACCATCATGTCATGCTGGGCGTTATAGATATCACGATTGGCCCACAGCTCACTCCAGTGCCCTTGCAGTCGGCGGTTAGTAGCCAGTGTTTCAGCGGTAAAATACATTATTATTCTCCTGATTAAGCGCCAGCACCTGCAGCGGCTACGGTACCGACGCGCATACGCACGCGGATGAAATCGGTAGTGCTGGCTGCGATGGTCGCATCGTCCTGGCTATAGCCAATCACCGAATCGGTGTCTGCAGTAGCTTTGGTAAATTGCCCATTACTACCCAGCTTGATTGGATCGTCTTTGGCGTAAGTCCCCGCCACGCACAGCAGCGCCAGCTCGCGGCCCTCTTCTACGTAGTTACCCACTGCGGAGTCGCCGGCTGGCACTGCTTCAGTGATTTTGAGACCCTGATGATAGGCAACATCGATGATGTAGATACGACCAGCCAGCGCAGTTGCCTGCGCAAACTCATTGTCGTCATTGATGACTGCAGCGGTACCGGGCAGCAAGGATGCGGCAGTAACGCGGGTTTCGGTCTTGTACAGAGACTGACCGTCGATATTAACGCGACGATAACGTGCCATTATTCTGGCTCCTTATTTGAAGTATTCGGCAGGGTTAGGTGCACCGGTTTCTTTCTGCTGCTGCGCATTGTTGGTGCCCAGCGGAGCAGCTTCGCCCAGTGACTTGAACATCGCGTCCAGCGCATCGCCAGAAAGCGCGTTGGCCACGATGTCGCCATGGACCTTAGCTACCGCCTCACGCTTTGCTTTCTCTTCAGCGCGGGAGTTTGCAGTTAGCGTTTCAGTGAGCTTGTCCTGATTGGCCTGTAGGCCGGTGATCGCATCCTTAATCGGGTTCAGGGCTTCGGCGAAGTTTGCGGCCAGGCCTTTACCGATTTCGCTGATCAGCTCTTGTTTCTCTTCAGTGGTTAAAGGCATGTCGCCCTCCGTTTTGTGGTTTGGTGCAGGCTGTTCCTGCGGTGTGAAAAAAGATTTGAGTTTGTTGACGACAGCAACCCATGAACTCTGGCGCTGAACCTCTGTCCCGATATCATCAAAGACAATCTTTCCGCCTTCAGACTTGTATCCGTAAACCTTCGGCTCGCCATTGTTGAGGATGATTACCGCTTGCGAGTCAGTGAAGTCAGCCACCCAGGCGTATTCTTTCTCGCCAGGAGCGAATTTATCTTTCGCTGCCTTCTCCAGCCTCCGCTCACGCTCGCGATAGGTTTCCCCCACCAGAGCGCCGGAATTAGCTTTCAGTGGAGTGGCAAGATCAGCATTTACCATCATCCCTACCCCCTGTTCTGGCGTAGCTGCGCCAACCTCATCCAGAAGGATGGCGTCATGGTCCATCGCGTGAATTTTCGCAACCCATGAAGCCCCCTGAGCTTTCTGCTCATCGTTCGCTTCAAGCTCCTCCAGGAATACGGCAACGCTGGTATGGATTGGCGGAACATCCTCGCCTTTCTCCAGCGCTTCAAGACGCTCAAGGAGGCGCTTTCCGTCATCCGTGCGCTTTGCCACTTCTGTGTCGATCCACTTCTCGACGTAGACGCGGCTGCCGGACTTCTTGACGTTTTTGTTCCATGCCCCGACGTAACCCACATTCAGCCCTTCAGGACTAAAAGCAGAAACAAACTGACCGTTGACCTGTGGATGACCGAGCGGTGCCAGTGTCCCCTCCAGGCCACTGTAGTGCTGGTCAATCTCACTGGCCGGATACAGACCGCCGTTCATGACCACGTTCGCCGGAAGGGTGTAGGAAGGAACAACCCAGTGCTCGCGTCCGTTGTGCTGTTCGCGTCGGATGGCCTTACTGTTCACCTTCGAGGTGACATTAACTTGCATTGGCATGAGTTAACCCTTAGCCCATTGGTAGCCACGGGCTTTCATTGTGTTAAATGTTTTCTGAGCTTTATCGATGATGGTGTCACTTAACGGCTTGCCGCTTTCATCGACCATAACCGCGATCGTGGAGCATTTGCAGTTCACGCCGTTTGCATCCTTAGCCCACCACTCCCGCTGCTCTTCTGCGGTATACAGATGGGCGTGACGCGCGGCATGGGTGCTTCGGGTCGTCGGGCTGAGCGCTGATATGTGCATCTGCTTTGTACGGATGCCATATCGCTCTCTGGCTTCGTCGTCTTCGTCCAGGCGCGCACGGCGCAGCGCGGTGGTAATCTCCGTCCGGGCAATACGATTACCCCGGCGAGACTCAATTCCCGTCTGCTCAGTAAGGCGCTTAGCTATCTCCATTGGATTTTGTCCGCGCCCAAGTCCATCTGTCAGTATCCGCGCCATATCTGCTTTCACACTGGCGCTGAGGTTCTTCATTTCCTCGAAGGTGCGAGCGCGAACCAGAATCAGCCTGCGTCGGTACGGTTCGCTGAGAAGGATTGTCGATACGCTTTCCTGTCCGGCAGCGTACACTGCTGACTGCTGCGCCAGATTGGCAAACTCCTGCGCCGTCCCGCGCTGATAAGCCGGGTTAACGTATTCAGTCCAGAACCAGAACCCCGTCTCGTTATCCGCACCCAATATCTCATCCACCAGCAATGAGGCATTGCTGAGGAGCATTGATAGCTGGGTGGAATCGAGGTCGAAGGTGTAACGCTGGTTTACTGATGGCGATGCAGGAATGCGGTCAAGAATGCCCTTGTACGCCTTACCAATACGCTTCATTCGCCTGGCGAACTCGCTCATTGCCCCGCGCTCAAGTCGGTCGGCACCCGTCGGGTCTTTAAGGTTTCCCGGAAGTATCGGTGACTTCGCTTTCTTCTTCGTCATCATCTACCTCTGGAAATGGTTCGGGCGAACCCTCATACCCGGCGGCCACGCGAATTTCTTCACCAGTAAACACCTGCTCACCCGTGCCGATGGAAGCGCTGTTGATTTGCGACATCTTCTGAGCGGCATCCAGTTTTTCACTGTCGCTTTGCGCATTGAGGTCGTCCCAGATAACGGTCTTCTGACTGACCGGATCGAGGATGCTTAATTCGATCAGCTTGTCGCAGAAGTCCTCAATCTCGAATGACAGGTCGCCACGGCGAGACTGGCAGCGAGTATTGAAGTATTTCTGGTCCTCAGTACTGGAGCGCTCGGCCTGCTGATTACCAACCAGAATGCGCGTCGGGATATCAACTCCGGCGGCAGCGGTTTGCAGGTTTACGTTATAGGTTGGAGACGGATCAGAAACCGGAGAAACAAGGGAGGTTACGCTGGCCCCCTGAAGAGAAAGCAGCACATCATTTCCGCGATTCATCTCGCGAGCAGCGTCATTAAATTTATCCTGCAACTCATCTACTTTAACGCCGTACATAGATGCAATGCTGCCAAAGTCGATTTCCTTGTCGAAACTAAGTGCTAACTGGCGAGCGGCGTTCTTCAGGAATGACTCACCAGACCCGCCCTCTACCTTCTCCAGGCTCACAAAGGCGTTATAAGCTGGCTCAAGGAAGCCAATAGCATCGTCTGAGTAATCACCAAGGATGAAAACGCGATCGGGGTGGATATTGACGCGGCGACTTGAACCATTCGGCAAGCGTTCGGCGTACTGCCACATTTTCGGCTGACCGTAAGTCTTCGAGTTCAGCCCAGTGTCCCACTCGCTCACCGTTAGCGATCCGGCCCATGCCACGGAAACCTTCTGCAACCCTCGCCCTTTGGTAACCGGAAGGTTCCAGTCTTTTTCATCGCGGACGTGCAGAAGGATGCCAGCATAACGACCGACAAGGCGACGGCGATCCGCCTCGGCAAATGAGCGCCAGAACCGGTTGTTGAATACCTGCTTTGACTTGTTTTCCCAGGTGGTTTCGTTTTCGCTCTCGTCGGCATCATCACCCTCGATGATTTCCGGGTTAGTCTGCCAGCATTTGCCCACCAGCTTCTCAACGGCACCGTGAGCGATACCACCGCGCCGATACAGCGCATAAAGGTTTTCGTAGGTGACCTGCTCAGGGAAGCCATACTCGCACCATGCAGAATTGCGCTTACTGTCCAGCCCCATTGTTGGCGCCATCAGTCCCATTCTGGCGCGGGCCATCCGCGCATCGTTCAACGCATGGTTGACGGCGAGAGTTAATTTGTCAGTCATGGTTTGTCCGTTATCGGTTCTTGGGTGGTGGCAGGACTTCACCTGAAGGAATTTTGGAGGCGCAAGGTTGATAGCCAGGCCACCCTTTTAGCCTTCGCTCGCAGCCCGGGCATTTGCATTTTTTAGTCATGCTTACCTCCCTTGCAGGCGCTTAGGAATCATCATCCCGGCCATCTGACCTTTGCGCTTAATGTGTCCGTCGAGGCTGTAGCGGATGCCGTCCCAACAGTGCTCATAACCGTCGGCCAGCTTCGGCAAGACCTCGCCAGTAATGCGGTCTGTTTTGTACGACCACATACGGGCCTCTCGCGCTACGTTCTTGCAGCGCGGATGAATAATGATTTCGTCGAACCCGCGAAGATGCGCGATGCCGTCCTCAACGCTACCCTGCCATTTTTCGGCGGCTGAGATGTTGAAGCCCTGCCGCTTGAGATAGCTGATCGTCTCGGGTCGAGCGGAGTCGGCCTTGATGGGCCAGTCACGCGAACCGGGAATGGTGTCGTATAACTCTGGCATGTGGTCGAGCTCTGTCTGCTGACCGTATGCCTCGTATTCGATGTAGAGCCGGTTGTGCAGGATGAACGAGCGAACTAGCGTGTTGGGGTCTTTAGCGAAACCGAAGTCAGCTCCGAAGAACAGGCGATCGGCCTCTTTCCATAGTTCGTCTGAGAACTCAGCGATCCGGTATTTCCCGGCCAGCACCTGCTTATCGGAGTTTTCGAGGTAAGCACCCTCCCACACCCATGCGTATGTTGCCGGGTCGAGGCGGCGCTGATCGTTCTGTCGCTCGCCTTCCAGCACGTCAGGGAACCACGGGTTATCCGTATAGTTCATTTCAACGGTGATGCAGTCGTCGCCTGCTTCTTTGCGGAAACGCTTATCCGTGGCGCTACCGTCGCGCTCCGGGTTCCACGTCACCCAAATCTCTGAGCCTTCTTCACGAACTGTTGGGCTCAGCTTCTGCCAGGCTATTTCGCTGACTGATTCAGCCTCGTCGACCCAGCACAGCAGAATGCGCGCTTTCGACTTGATGCTGTCGAGGTTATGCCGCAGACCGCAGAATACGTAGTTAACGCTCTTGTCGATGGTGCGGATGTACTTCTCGCCGATATCAAAGTTGGCGGCCAGCCAGGGAACAGACAGGATCGCCTGCTTCACCTCCTGCATGCTCGACTCTTCCAGTGAGTTCATGAACTCACGCGCGCAGAGTACCACCCCGCTTTCACCGTTCATCATCGACTGGTAAGCCTTTACGGCAGTCATCAGGGCGAATGTGCGCGTCTTGGCGCTGCCACGCCCACCGTGCGAGCACCGGTAACGCTTATTCACCGCGGTGAACAGTGGCGCAAGCTTGGCGGGGATCGGCAGTTGAACGGCTTCACTCATGCTTTCGGCTCAACGGGTAGTAGCTGGATGATTGTCGGCTGCGGCGTCATGCTGCCATCAGGGCTTGTGTGCTCGACTTTCTGGCGATTGGTGTAGGCATCGCCCATTTCTTTGGCGGCCTGCTCGATAAGCTGCGAGGTCATGCCGTAGTTCTTCATCTTTTCAGCATTGGTCGCCATTCGGTCGAGGACACGCAACCGATACGCTTTATTTGCGATCGGGATGTCAGCGATCTCATTCTGGAATCGTTTACGGGTGGCGTTGAACAGGTCAATCCACTTCTGGCTCAACTTGGCCGCCATTGCGTTGCCGGGCGTATATTGCGACACCTGCTGCCGTGAGACATCGATGCCATATTCAGCCTTTACAAGCTCAATGACTTTTACTGGCGGCTCGTAGCAGGCGAGTGACTGAACGATGAAGGCTTTAACCTCTGTCGATAATGCTGCCACAGGCTACCTCCATGACAATCTGAATAAAGCGTTACGCCAGCTTCAACATGCACGTCCCGCATGACCTGGCTATATCGATGTGAGCCACTTCTGCTGGCGCATTAGCCGCATCAACGAGCTCTTGCACTTCTTTGCTGGCACCGTATCGACGTACGACGCCAGTGAATTCTTCGACGTCGTGGCCGCGCAGTGTAAGCACTGGCTGCCCGGTCTCTTTGTTGAACTTAGGCGCGCCGGAATCATCGGTGGCCTGGGCGATGTGGTAAAGCTCATGCTCTACCAGTGCGCAGAACTCGAGGTCACTGCATTGTGAGCAGTAATCGGCTGCCAGCGTGATGATGAACTTCGGGATGCGCCCGAACCATTCATACATCTGCTGTTCCATCCTGGCCTTCTGCCAGCCACCGGCGCGGAGCATTACCTGCTCAGCCTGACCGAGAACGTAGCGCCCTTTCTTCGCGAATGAGCCAGACGCCCACATGAAGCAGAGGTCAGCTTCAAGAAGGTGTTCATGGTCTGGGTTATGGATGCTTCCAGCATCACTGAGGATTTGGCGGTTTATCCACTCATGCACTTCGTTAGCGGGGATCAGCCTGGTGTATGGCTGCCAGTTGTCGGAGGCGATGAAGTTAACTGGCGGATAAGGCCTGCGCTCGTCATCGTTAGCCATGGGTTACTCCGTTGTTTGTTCGGTCTGCTCTGCCGGTACCGGCGTGAACTCCACGCGCTTCACATCAGCAGGAGCGAAGTACAGCCACTGTCCCGTTTCCGTCGCCAGCGGCACAAAGCCGTTAACCAGCTCAGGCTGACGTCGTGACATCTGGCCTTTGTACTCTCCGCCGTCGTTCGTAGTCAGTTTGATGTTGTAAATGTCGGACATGTTTACCTCTTTGCCTTTTCGCAGCTGCTGCCCTGCTTCTCAGAAGTGCTTAGCCACTTAAGGCTTACCCGTCAGCAAGATGTGATCACCATCCTTGCGGGGTTACACAGATTATTTCAGGCACTGTGTGCTGATGTAGTCCTGCAGATAGCCAACCTGCTTCGTCACTGTGACGATTCTCTCTCTGAGGGTGAAATAATCCCGTTCAGCGGAGTCAGTAAGTCGGGGGCCGGTAGCATCGCCCATGCCGCCGGTGCTGGCCGTTCCATTCGCGGGACATCTGGCGTTGACGTGCAGCCCACACTTGCCATCGCGAACACAACGCTGCAGATCATCAAGCTGCTTTTTCGCATCAGCTAAATCCTTCGTATATTTGGCATCCAGTGCAGCGACATCACGCTGGCGGGTCTGCATGTCTTTTATGGTGGCGTTAGCCAGCGTCAAACTATGCTCAGCATCGTCAGCACGTTTCTTTTCAGATGACGCACTGGTGTATAGAACGAAGATGACCAGGCCGGAAATTAGGAGCTCAATCAAAATTACTACCCATGCGCGCGCCGTCATCGCTGCCCCCACTCACAAACTTCACGCTCAATATCGCGCCGGGTGATCAACCCTTTCCATTGCTTGCCACCGGCATACGTCCAGCGCTGCAGTTCTTTGCATGCGCCAGGCACGTCTCCGGCGTTCAGCTTTTTCAGCAGCGTGGAACTGGCGAAAGCACCAGAGCCAACGTTGTAAGTAAAGGAGTAAAGCGCGGCGCGGGTAGGCTCAGGGATGCGAACCTTGATCAGCGGGTCGATGGCGCTTGCCACCTTCCGCAGGTCAGCCTTCAGCAGGTTGTCGCACTCTTTGTCGGTGTAGCGGTGACCGCGGCGAATATCAGCACCGGTGTGCCCATCGCAAACAGTCCATACACCGACGACATCCTGATAGGCGTAATATCGGCGACCTTCCAGACCATCAGCATTGCCCAGCATTACTGCAGCAATGGTGATTGCTCCGGATCCGCCAACAATGGCACCCACCAGCTTATTCCTGAGTGTCGGGTTCATCTCGGCTCCTGCTGCGGCGGTTGTCTTCACGGATCTTGAAATAGAGATTCGTCAGATACGTCAGTACGGCAATGATGATACCCACCAGCACGCCGATAGCGTTCCACTGCTCGGGGCTGTAGGCATTAAGCATGCCGTTTAGGATGCTCCCGGCTGAAGCGCCATAGGCAGCACCAGTGGTTATTTTTTCCATGCGATACATGCTCTCACCTCGCGTAGTTAGCGGGTGCTGTGTGTGTTTAAAAAGGGTCAGGCCCTCGGGACGATTTAACAAGTAGGCGTGTCGATGATGGTTCCCGGAGCCTGAAAATAAAAAAGCCAGCGACAGGCTGGCAATGTGAGGGTAAGGCAATGTCGGCTCTCTGGCCGAAGGGTCCCAGGTAGTGGGTCTGGTTTGTGGTGACCGGTGCTGCTATCCGGCATTCACGGCTATCGCTTTACGACGCCATCAGGACATTCACCACAACGGACAGAGCACTCATGACTCGCATCATGTGGCGCAACCCCATGGCAGGGAGTCGAACCCTACAAATGCTCTTTCCTGTTGTGCACTCCGTTTCGTGGAGCGGACGGCATAACGTATTCGCGAATTCAGTTATGCACCTGATGCAAGATAAAGCCGCCGCGATGACGACTTGTTTTGCTGATGGCTCGCCTGGCTGGATTCGAACCAGCGGCCAACCGCTTAGAAGGCGGTTGCTCTTTCCTCTGAGCTACAGGCGAATTTGGCGGGACAGGAAGGATTCGAACCTTCGACCATTCGGTTAACAGCCGAACGCACAACCGCTGTGCTTCTGACCCTGAAACGAAAAAGCCCCGCACGATGGCGGGGCTTGGTATTCATTCATGTCACACACAACAATGGCAACATATACGAATTAGTTTGCTCATTTGTTCATTGAAAAGCAAGCGTGTTGTGAGGCTTTTTTGCAATTTTCCTCACATTTTCGCGATTGTTAAACGCATTTTGCAGCGGTTGGTACAAACAGAACAGTGAGGCATTGATGATTTGCTTCACCTCTCTACGGATTGTCGAGATGCTTGGGTGTTTATACTGATTGCCGCCACGCGTCTTCATCAGGCGAGGCTTACTTACTGCATGCTGCCATGATGCAATTCGGATCTCGCTGGAGTTACAAACGTAGTAGGCGAAGACAACCCGCCAGGCATTTTCATCCACATTCTTCAGATAGTGACGAATGACAGCATCAATGAGCATCCCGTCATCATCACTACATACCGGTCGTGATGCTTGCTGGGGCTCGACGGTAGCCATGAATCTGGCAATCATGTTGATCATCGCTTTATCAATCTTGCCGGTCTGGCACCATGCGCCCCACAACTGGAGCCACTGGTCTACCCATTGATGCTGGTCGTTGGTTAATTCCAGTTTCATTATGCGGCTTCCTTCTGTGGCTGGTTGGTTTTGGTCTGGCTGTGCTTTGCTACTGGCGGCATGCTGGCGCGCTTAACGCTTTCTGCCTGGTAACGAAGGAAGTCGGTATGGTTCATGCGGCCTCCTGTCGGCGGGCCCGGCGTTTTTCCAGCGCGCGGGCTTTACGGGTGAAGATGGATTTGATGCGCTGCAGGTAAGGGATATCGAACCGGCGCGGCTCGTTATCAGATTCAAGGCGCTCTACACGCTCCAGACCAATACGCTCAATCAGCCGAATTCGATACTCGACGGCATTACCGCTCAGTTGACGGTTGCACCGGGTGCAGGCTGAGTGAACGTTAAACACGTTGAATTTGAGGTGTGAGGCAGCGCCACGTGAACGGTAATGGCTGGCGTCAATGGCGCTTCCAGTTAGGTAATTGCTTTTGCCAATAAGTGGATTGCCGCAGCTGACACATGGCTTACCTTCATCGCGGATCCTGATGTAGCGATTGAAAGCTGATTGAGCCTCTTTATCCCACTGAGATTTAGATTTGAGTGACTCGCGCTTGGCCTTGCGGCGTTTGCGCCCGACCTTCTCGGCTTCTTTCTGCTCCTTAATGCGCTTAGCGTCGGCTTTCACCTTCTCCTTCTCGCGTTCTTCCATCGCGAGGATTGCGCCGTGCTCCGGGCAGCACCAGCGGATCCGGATGTCATGGAATTTCGGCACGAAGTATTCACCGCACACTTTGCACTTACGGCGGGATGGTTTACGCATGGGCACCACCTTGTACCTGTACCAGCGTGAGTTTTCCGCAGAACACGGCACCGGTGTCGATGTACATCTGGTTGGCATATTTCAGGGGCTGGCGCGCTGGGGTGTGTCCGAAGATAAACAGATCTGCACCGGATATCGGCGAGACAATGCCGTCCTGAGCGTCGCTAACCCTCTCACGATTCCAGATGACCATATCTTTCGGGACGGGCTTATCGAACACATATTCGTTATGCGGGTAGTCAGCGTGGCAGATAACGATTTTACGCTCAGCGGTAACCAGCTCGATGACGAGTGGCAGCTCAGCTGCTTTGTGAACCAGAGCCTTAGCCAGCACTTCTTTGTCATAGTCGAGATTGAAGAACCAGCCGCCACCATTTGCCAACCAGTGATTGACGTTCCCATACTCCGATAGCCCATCAATCATCATCTGCTCATGGTTTCCTCGCACAGCCCGGAACCAAGGCATAGTAATCAGCTCCAGGCACTCGACGTTTTCCGCGCCGCGGTCAACAAGGTCACCAACCGAGATCAGCAAATCACGCGCAGGGTCGAACGAAACTTTTTCGAGCTCATTCATAAGCAGCGTGTAGCACCCATGCAGATCCCCGACGACGAAGATATTGCGCCAGTCAGCGCCATTAATGCGTTGATACATGCTCATGCTGATTTTCTCCTCGCCGCGAGACGCAGCCATTTCTGATCCACCAGGCGGGCGGTGTAGCCTTTCAAGGTCGGGATGTCGGACGGCTTAACCGCGGGCTTACGCTTACGGTGCGCCGGAACGTTGAAGATGTGATTTGTGATGACGCGTGCGAGAGGATTACCCACGGGAAGCCCTCCACTCTTGCGCCCAGGCAATGCGCTTACTGGATGCTTCGGAGAACTTCACGCCGCGGTCGGTTCCGAACCAGTAAATCGCCTCAATGACGTCGACCATGTAGCGCTTGCTGGATTTCGAAGTGCGGACTCCGAAATAAACGCGGCCGCCGTTGATGCCTGGCGCGGACTTCTGCTCCTGGTCCTGAGTCTGATTCACCAGGACGGTGATGAGGTCCTTCCATTCTTCGCGGGTTAGCTTTTCGCCGTGCCAGACTACCTGATCAGACAGGTCTTTCAGTAGAGGCCACATAAGGCGGTTTTGCTTGTCGGTGCGCGTCTCTTCCCTGGCCTCGACAACCATCGGCGCGCGAGGGTTTACCGGCAGGGTGCGAATGTATGCGATGAGGTTGTCTTTAACGGTGTCGTTAACGATGCAGTAGTGCTGTCTCATACGCCACCTCCTAGAGGTAACGCAGAATGCATAGAATCGCAGGTGCATTTCTGCATCTGTGACAAGGTGAGGAGTTCAGATTGTGGTCGCATTTAAGTCCCCTTAAATGCGCAGAAGTCACCGGAGTTGTTCAGGCTCCGATGACATGATTATGGACGGTTGATTCAACAAAATCAACGTAAGAGAAAGGCCTCCGAAGAGGCCTGTTTGTTATGCGTCGAATGGGTTAGGCATTATGCGATACCACTGTTGGCGACCTAAGTGGGCAGGCGACACCTATCGGATGCTTGCCATTGCAGATAAAGCACCGCATCTCGCTAAGCACCTGAGGAGAGGTAGTGATCGTCTTCTGGTGATCATCCTCGCTCAATGCATCACGGAACGCGACCGCAACAATCACCCCACCGAAAGCTTCCATATGGGCATGTACTGGCGGCTCCTTGCCGTCTTCGAACTCAATGACGAAAGTAAACTTGCCCATCACTTCACCTCCTGCTGCGGTGCTGCTGGCATTGCGCAAGCTTCTACTGCTGCCTCATGAATTCGCTTTATGGTGTCCCAGCCAACGGGGATTTCAGCATCCCACCCGCCTGTATGGTTACAGTCTTCACAACCTTCACCTACGCATGACTGACAAACGATGCGGTATTGAACATGAAACTCTCCGCATAGCGCGCCTTTGGCTCCATTATCGGCAGTCAACTTTAGTGGCATGATGCAGTAACCATCCGGAATCACCGGGGCGTTGAGAGCATCACGCTCTGCAAAGATTTTATCGGCGTCAATTACTATGCCGGAGTTGCGAATGGTTTCCACTGCGTCGCGCAACTTGTAAGCCGTCGTTACAGGTTTGGCACCCTGAAGCATTGCTGCGCGATAGGCGTTCCAGCCGACAGCTTTTCCGTGTTCAAACGCGCTGTCAAAGTCATCATCCATTTCCATCGCAGCGGGCACAGATACCGGCGCTGGCGGGGCGGTGTAAAGCGGCGTTACTTCTCGCAGCGGGTCGGCATAAGCATTGCCACTATCTAAGCTGACGTGGTTTTTAGCTCCGCCGCCTGACAGCAGCCACGCCACAGGCTCCGCTTCGAGCGATGCCAGCGCAATCTTCATCGCAGCGAGCGCCATAGCCGCATCTTCGTTTACTGCGCCTGGCGTCGCATCTCGCTCTTCTTCGAGCTCCGCGATTGTCGTCAGGAGCCATTCTTTGGTTAGTTCGCTCATGGGTTAGTCCTAGAAATCTTATGGCGCGGTGCGAAAGCGCGGGTTCTGTCCTTGCTGATGCGCCAGCCATGGGAACGAGCCTCCTTCGCGCATTCTGACCACGTGTTACCGACGTACTCGCCAAACTCTGGGCCGTGCCACGATTCTTCTGTACAGGTCTTGCAGTCGCAGTAAAGATGCATGGTGTAGTTGGCTGCTATGGGCATATCACTCTCCTTTACCGGCTGCGGCAGCCGACTCTTCGTAGGCGCGTTTGGAAGAATTTAGAATTGCCGCCAGCGGCGTGTAAGCACCTCCTGCCGTTATTGTGTTGTGAATGCCAGCTATTGCCTCGCGAAGATTGCCATGGCTGGCTGACAGCTCAGCAATCCGTTCCTCTGCGGCTTCCAGCTCATCCAGCAATGCCTCGATACGTTTCTGCTGATAGTTCCAAGCCGTGACCCCTTCAGAGCCAACAGCACCAGAATCAGCAATGTCGCAATCATCTGCATTGCAATGTGGGCAGTGGCACTCTCCGTCATCATCTGGATAATTTCGCGATTCGCGCAACTTACTGCTTGGCATGATTTCACCACAGTTGCAGCATTCGGCCAGATAGAAAGGGGATTCAACACTTAAACCACGCAGCGCCTGTTTGTCGATGTTGCTCATTGGGCGCCCCTTGTTGCTTTCTTCTCGTCAACGCTCCAGGCTGTAGCCAGTGCTCCAGTCACCTGCATAAACGAGTGCTTTACTTTCACCGAGAAAGTTTCTCCTGTGGCCGATACCGTTTCGATGGTGGTCAGCTCGCCGCCGCTTTCGAAATCATGGTAGAACTGCGTTACAAGGTTACTTTCGACAATCACCGATCCGTCCGGCGTGTGCATTTTCAGTTTCATACCCCTACCCTCCCCCAAACCATCAATACTCGCTTCATAGCCGCGCTGTTGCGGCATTCCTGAAATATTCCGTTGGTGCAGCTGCGCGCGGTACCATCCTGCTCTTCCGGCGTGGCCAGGCGATAAGTCACCGTTCGCCAGACCTTGCTCACCCGGACAATCTTCCGAGCCCGCTCCAGGTCGATAGCGTTCTTCGTGATGCAGTTGATAGTCATGCCGCACTCTGTGGCCACATCCTTCGCCGTGAAGGTCCGGTGCGTTTCTAGATAACGCAGAATTGCCTGTTTGCCTTTCATCGTCTTAGCACTCATAGTCAGCCTCCTGTTGCATCTGGCCGCTGTAGGTGAAATCTACCGGGTCCAGGCCGGAGTAGCGGCTGCTGAAGTGGTAGGTCTTTTCTGCCCCCGGCGCATGGCGGGACTTCACACAGATGATTTCGGTGATGCCTTTCAGTTCGGTGTTTTCGTTGTACTTCTCATCCCGGTAAACCATGAAGATCACATCTGCCTCCTGCTCAATAACGCCAGACTCTCGCAGGTCTGCCGCAACGGGACGCTTATTAGCGCGCTGCTCCAGGTTTCGGTTCAACTGGGCCAGAGCGATGACCGGGCAACGCAATTCTTTTGCCAGGTTTTTCAGGCCAGTGGCGATCTCCCCTACGCTGCGGTTCATGTTATCCGGGTCTGACATCCGCATTTTCTGAAGATAATCGACGATGACCACGCCCAGGCCGCCCAGCTTCTTGCTCATTCTGCGCGCTTCAGCACGCACCTGGTGAACGCTCAGGGATGGCTTGTCATTGATGTAGATTGGAGAGTCGATGAACTCCTTCATGCAGTGACTAACCTTCCCCCATGCCTCGTCCATTTTCCCGCTAACTTTGCTCAGCAGATCTTCTTTGCTTACCCGCGCCCGGTGGAAAGCGACTCGCTCAGAGATTTGTTCCACTGGCATTTCGAGACTGAAGAACAGCACCGGCTTTTTGTTTTTCAGGCCTACGGTTTCTGTCACTGTGGTGCTAAACATCGTTTTACCCATGCCAGGGCGCCCGCCAACGACGATAAAATCCGTATTGTTGAATCCTCCGAAAGCGCTATCGATAGTCGACATGCCGAGCTCTGTTTTGTATTTCCAGATGTCGCCATTGATGATCGCCTGGATGGTTTCCAGCGACATATCGATGCCAGTGGTGATGTGTTCAGTTCCGTAGTCAGCGCTGTGCTCAATTCCAGAGATGTCGGCCTGAATGTTGCCGATGATGTCTGCGATACCCTCGGTAGTTGGTTCGGAAAGCTTCTGGATCCCGACCTGTAACGCCAGGGTCATACGGCGACCAAGGTACATTTCACGAAGCTTTTCGCAGTAGGCTGCAAGGTTTGCGAAAGACGGAGTGTTTTTGCTGCATTCAGCCAGGTAAGCGAAACCACCCGCACTCTCAAGCACCCCGAGTTGTTCAAGATCGCTGGTCAGCGTAAGCAGGTCTATCTTCGAACCGGATTCGTTGAGTCGCTTATATGACCGCAGAGCCACTTTATGGGGCGTTGCTGTGAAGTGGTCCTCAGTCAGCCCCTCAATCGCATCGGTAGCCATGTCGGCGCCATCTGCGCGACCTGCTGCAAGCATGATTCCGCCGATGACGGCCTGCTCAACGTATAAATCAATAAAACGGCTCATGCTTTCACCCCCTTGCGCTCACGGTGCTCGTTGATGGCCTGCTCGTAGACAGATCCCCAGTTCTTCGGATTCAGTATCCAGTCGAGTGTCAGCCATGGCTGATCGCCTCTGGTGCCGAACAGGGAAGACTTGCTAATCAGCTCGAAGGCCATGCCCATGTGCTTCAGTTCGCGCCAGTTGCCCTGGGTGGTTTTGCCGTTCCACACAGCTTCCAGGTCTCGATAGGCCGGACGGCGGCGGTTCCACTCATGCAGAGAAACAGCCTTAGACGGGAATTTTTCATTCCAGAGCTTGATGATCTCTTCGTGCGGACAGGCAGCCGGATTGCTTCCATGACCATCCGCCCATATCAGGGCGTCTGACAGGTATCCATCAAAGCGGGTCATACGGCACAGATTCTCTGGCTTGAAGCTGTGACCCCAGTTCACATGGGCCCAGCGGATAACCAGCTTCAGCTCTTCAGCGGTGTAGCACTGGTCTTTGCTCTTCACCGTGGAGAGAGCTTTCTCAAAAGGTGCCAGCGCAGCACAACGACTACCCGTTAGCTCGTTGAAGTAATCCATCACTTCCTGAGCGAGTGAGTTTTCCCCCTTGGGGGATTTAGGGGGATCTTGTCTTTCTGTATTTTGATTATTGTCTTTTGTGGTTAGCACCTTCTGCTTAGTTCTGTTAGCAACTTCCGCTAAGGTTTTCTTAGCAGGTTTAGCTAATGTTTTGCAGAATCCGTTAACCTTTGTTTTCCACTCGGAGACATTGGTATTCATGCCCACTTTGCGGCCTTCCTGAATGAATACCTTCTTGCTGATCAGCAGGTTTTTTGCAGTAGAGCAATGCGTGTGGTGCTTACCAACCATCTGCTCCAGTTGCTCGTTACTGACCCAATCCATTTTTTTATTGAAGCCGTATGTTTTGCGCCAGACGGCCAGCACAATGCACATCTCAGTTTCGCTCAAACCTGAAGCCATAACGGCATCAAGAAGCTCATTCGCGACGCGAGTGAACCCATCTTCCAGTTGCGCCACACGATGCTCCACGACCTCCAGCGGCGGCCTGTAGTCTGCTAAATGCTTAACGACGCCCATGCTTCACCCCTGCCTGAATCAGTGCCAGTCTTGCCATGCCAACGAAGCGCTCAGCGAACGCCCGGTTTTTTGAGGCAGCGACAACCAGGCCATCTGGTGAATCTGGATGGCGACGTTCCTCTTTTTCCTGGTACTTTTTGCGAGTTTTTGACATACTTACTCCCGTTACTTGGCGTAACACAGTGTGATAAGGGCCTTTGAAGTTACCGCTTCAAGGGCTTTTTCTTTTCTGGTGCCTCTCACATAACCCCCAGCATCGACGTCACCATCGTCATCAACGGCCCTACCTGCTCCGGCATGAGGCGGAACAGCGACGCTATACCCTCGCTCACCTCTTTCAGCTTCTGATGCTCTGGAGCATCCAGCAGCACGGCCTGCTTAGCTTCGGCACACTCTTTCATCGCAGAGGCGATCAGCGACATCGTGTCATTCTGGGGTGCCAGGCGGTTGCGGTACTCCAGCGGCAGGACGGACATGATTGCCGGGGCCAGCTGGCGAATGTTGTTGGCGGCGTATTCGGTGTCGCCGTCGATCCAGCGGAATACCTTCTGCATCTGGCGGTGCGAGTCAGCGGGGATATCCAGACCGGTGCCGCCGGTAGCCCGCCACTCTTCCACAATGAGCGCTGCGACGAACTCACGGCTGCGGCAGTCAGCTGCCCAGGCGCGTACGGCTGCGCGGATCCCATCGATGTTTAACGCCGTGGAATCAGGTTCCCGGCGATTCTGGTAAATCATCGCCGTTGGCGAAAATTTGTTACCTTGTTGATACGCAAGTGAATGCATTGCTTTCCCTTTCGTGGTTAGGGCCGCCAATTAGGCGGCGTTGTTGCTGATTGGTGGAAAAACGTCATCAACGCTTACTGAAGCGCCATGCTTATTCAGAGCTGCAACAATCGCCCGGCACTGCTCAAGGCTTAAGCTGCGTTTATTTTTTTCGTAATGGCAAACCGCACCTGTCGACAGGTTCAGCTCTTCGGCAATCTGTCGCTGAGTCAAACCGATGTTTCTGCGGATTTTTCGGATATTGTTCATGTCGGGTCTCCTTTAAACAACTTAAATATACGTTTTGTATTCTTTGTTCGCAAGTAAAATATACGAATTGTGGCTCGCGCAAATATATACAACTTGTATCATTCGGGTATGACTATGAAATGGTACGACTTAGCTAAGACCCTGATGAAAAGTCAGGGCATCAATCAGGAACAGCTGGCGGAGCACCTCGGTATTACTAAAGGTGCGGTAAGTCATTGGCTGAACGCTCGGCGTGAGCCAAGCCTTTCCGAGATCGCAAAAATATTGCAGTTCCTTGGCAAAAAGAACTTCTCCGTAGGAGCTGGCGGTATGATCATTGACGACACGCTTAAGGGTGATGTGGAGTACGCTGGCCCCTACAATCCTGGTAACAAGTATCCAGTAATCAGCAGTGTCCAGGCTGGTTCATGGTGCGAAGCGGTTGAGCCATACACCCTAAAAGATATAGATCTGTGGCTTGAGTCGAATGCTCACATTCAGGGTGACGCGTTCTGGTTGCTCGTTGAGGGCGAGTCAATGACAGCCCCTACTGGCTTGAGCATACCTGAAGGAACCTATGTACTTTTCGACACAGGTAGAGATGCGGTAAATGGCAGTCTGGTAATAGCAAAGCTATCCGATTCGAACGAGGCAACATTTAAGAAGCTGGTGATCGATGGTGGGCAGAAGTACCTGAAGGGTTTAAATCCACAGTGGCCATTGGTAGCGGTGAATGGTAACTGTCGAATTATCGGTGTTGCTGTAGAGACGAAGATGCGGCTGGTCTGAATGGTTAGATCGTAGTTTTCTTTATCGGCCGATTCCTAATAAAAATCAAAGGAAATCAATAAGATATGGCGAATTTTGATGGTAGCGGATCCCTACACCAAATGCAGTTATTCCCTGTAGTCGAGGTTGTATCTGATGATATACCCATGGGGGTTCTTAATGATGGAACGCCATACTTAACCCTTTACGGCCTAGCTAAGCTTTGTGGCATTGATGACACGCCATTGAGGGTTTTCACATCCAACTGGGAAACAGAAAAAAATAAACCCAGAGGACAGAAAGTAGCATCATACTTGGCTGAGAAGGGATTCCATAATTTAGACCGCCTATATACAAGGGTGATGAACAGTTCAAACGTGGAGACTCATGCCTACCCGGATTATGTCTGCATGGCTGTTCTTCGCTACTATGCCCTCGATGCGACAAACTTCGACAGATCGGTAGCAATAGGTAACTTTGTTCGCCTAGCTGAATACACGCTTAAGCGGATGATCTATGAGAAATCAAACTATAATCCAAACGCCTCTATCGATGTCTCGTTCGAAAACTATCGGGCAAGAATTAAGTTGAATGATCAGATACCTACAACTCACTTTGCTGTTTTCAGAGAAATAGCTGATATCGCAATGAATTTGATTGGTGGGGGATTCCCTATGGATGATACGACTTCCTTGGATGGAAGCGTTGGAAGCCACTGGGGTAAGTATTGGTCAGCCAATCGACTCTCTGAGCAATTTGGGGAAAGAGTGCAACATCCACACTTGTACCCTGATAACTACAGGCAATCAGCCGCTAATAAGTATATAACCGCCTGGATATACCCTATCGAGGCGTTAGGTATATTTAGAAAATGGCTCCACGATAATTATGCAATGGAAAAATTGCCTAACTATCTTGGTAATAAGAAGCTTAATAATGCTTCAGAGCTATTGGAGTCTATAAAAAAACCAGCACTACCCAATAGGCATTGAAAATATCACCACACTTGACCCGGCCACAGCACCGGGTTTTTATTGCCCTTTCCTCACTATCTCCGCAGCATCCCTGTTCACCTCCTTCCCTGTCACGCTTCTCGTTTCCTTCCGGTACCGTTCCAGCTTGCCGATGATGTTTTGCTGGGTCATAGGTAAATCTGCCAGTGACAACTCCATGACCGCCCGCCCCATCGCCTGAATTTTCATGCTTATACGCTCTTCATCCAGAACCATGCACATCCCTCCTGCTGTTTTTTTAAGCGTAGCACTGGTATTTAAAAAAATAAATCACCTTAGAATACAATTTCTTATCACAAAACCACCCACCAATTATACATTTCGTATTGCATGATAAGAATACGTTTTGTATATTCAATCCATCGAAACGAAACATCGACAGCTGAGCGAAGTTAGCCAGCGGCGAAGTGGAGTTAGAGGACCGCTTAGAGCCGCCACTTGAATTTCAGCAGGTGACGGGGAGTGCGAGGGGTGTAACGGGCAATGGAGAGCCGGTGTGACCAGCTGAAATTTGAATAAAAAAATTAGAGGAGAAACTCAAATGAAGCACTAAAGCGGACAGACCGCACTTCCAAGCCGCAGTAATGATGTGGCCCCGAGTCTCTATGAGAGCCAGACGCAGGTCCGAACTGCGACATACCGCTGGTCAGGGTTAAACGAGGAAAAGGGTATGCCGGTAAAGCAGCACGAACGCCAGACGCGCACCGGTTATCAGCCGCGATGAGCAACGGAGTCTCAAGGGCATGAGCGCGGCCACTGCGAGAGTGTGGCCCAAAGGATGTTGCTTTGGGGTGTGACGCAAAGCGTGGCGCAAAAACATGCCTTGCAGCGGAGTGAACCGTGCGACAAACACCGCCGCCTGATTAGGTGCAGGCCACACCACCAAAGCAACCACTGGAGGATGTATGACCAATTTTATCGCACACAACAGCGTTACACGGCGTTATCTGAAACGTGGCGAGCTGATGGCTAAATGATTTACCAGCAGCTCTTTGCGAGGGGATGACGGTAAACAAAGAGAGGAGTGTGTATGGCAGATAAAAAAACGGCGCCACTACTGCTTAACGTAGACGCCAGTGAGGTGCTTACTCAGACCGGGGAGCTTTTAAAGCTACTAGAACTTCCAGCCAGTTCCTTTCAGGGAATTCCTGAGCATGTCGTCGAGCTGTTTTTTGACCGTGTCCGTGGCCTGATTGACAACATCGTCCTTAGTGATTTCGCGACCACAGTCAGCACAACTGACGCCGGTGAAATTTGTCTCAAAGTCAAAATCATCGGGCTGGTTGAACATCTCACTTCCGCAGTCAGGGCACACGGTCCGCATGGTTTGCATGAATATATCCTTTCTACTGTTGGGGAGATTAAAGAGTAAGCGATTTCTTGCTGTTGGGGAATAGCGGGAAAGCGCGCGCCGGGCGCGGATAAATATCCCGGCACTAACTGGAATGTTTTGGGCTGGCAGACGGTTATCAGCTAGTTGGTGAGGTAATGGCTCACCAAGGCGACGACGGCCTTCCCTGCTTCATTGTGGGGAGCCAGCGCCAAAGCATTTCTCCCGCATCAGCGGGTAACGACAGAGGGTAAAGGTATGGGCACACGACATCTTACATGCGTTGTTAAAGACGGTAACTACAAGGTCGCTCAGTACGGTCAATGGGATGGTTATCCATCAGGGCAAGGGATCGACATTCTCACTTTTTTGCGTGAAGAACTTAACCGAGATGTGTTTCTTCTCAAACTTTCGCAGACATTTCATCCTACCGAAGAACAGATTAAAGCGTGGTGGCTTGAAGTTGGACATGACATGGAAAGTAGTGGTGGATTTGTGGATCACACGATTGCTAAGCAATTCAGCAAAAACCACCCTTCACTATCTCGCGATACTGGCGGTGAAATTCTTTCACTGATTCAGGATGCCAACGAGCCACTGCCGGTTCGCGTCTATACGGAGTTTGCAGCTGACTCACTGTTTTGCGAGTGGGCATACGTAGTGGATTTCGACAAAAACACTCTTGAGATATTTGAAGGCTTTAACCATGCCCCATTAGCTGAAGATGAGCGCTTCTACGGCTTGAAGTGTGATGGCGCGAACAAGGATTACCACCCTGTCCGTCATCGGAAAACTTATTCACTCGATTCTCTGCCAACGAATGAAGAGTTTTTGGCTGAGTTAGAGACACAGGAAGAAGAATAACCCGCTCCGGCGGGTTTTTTATCGGCCATACATAGGCAGATTTTCGAGTCTGCCCATTTATGACAACCGGCGGCCATCCACCGCCCATTGAAACACTGAATAAATGCGTTGAAGTCTTGTATTAACCGTTCAGCGGCCCGGCTTAAGGGCGGAGATGATTATGAGCAAATTACGAGTTTGGCATATCCCCCAGGTTCCCATGAAGGCGTTCATGGTTGAGGTGCAAAGTGTCGAAGAAGGCGTTCGAATGATGGATGCCCTGGCTGACTATGACGCTTTCCAGTACGACAACAACATCAAGCCAGATTACTGCAACGCTAATGGCTTGCAGATGTGGGATGAAAGCCTGACAGATGAAGAAATGGCTGACATGGAACTCACTGACCGCTGGGTTGACTGGTATAGCGAATATTACGACGACCCACGCGAATATCTCGAGAGCCTTGAGCGGGAGGCCTCATGACAGTCACCCACAACGGCAAGCATTACGCCGTCAAAAAGCTCAACGATAACGAGTGGCAGCTGACGTCGCTATCGGCACCGCGGGAAAAACTGGTGCTGAACCGCTGGCAGATGCATATCGCTGGCCTCCTGGAACAGGTTGAGGTGAAGGTATGATGCGAAAGCACAAGTTGCCTAGTGCAGAGGAGATAGATGCCTTGCTGGATTACAACCCTGAAACCGGAGTATTTACGTGGAAAGTGACGAAATCAGGATGGGTTGTAAAGGGTCGGCCTGCTGGTTCAAAAAACAATAATGGCTATCTCCGAGTTGGTATTGGAAGAAGGCACTACTTCCTTTCTCGAATAGCATTCTTCTTATGCACCGGGGAATCCCCTGAAGAAGTAGACCATATCAATGGTGACAGAACAGATAACAGGGCGTGCAACTTAAGAGCCGCAAGTCGTCATGAAAATTGCCTCAATAAGTCGGTAAGAAGCGACAGCAGGACTGGTGTTAAAGGCGTCTCATGGAGACCGGATGTTAAAAAATGGTCTGCACGATCAACTGATTCATCGGGAAAGAGAGTGTTTTTAGGTTACTACCGCAACATCAGCGATGCGGTGGCTGTCCTTAATGATTTTCGGAGAGAACAGCATGGTGAGTTTGCAAAAAATTAGCAGCAACTTGCACTACGGCACAACCCCGCTCATTCGCCAGTGCGTCACGCCCGGCATGATGGCAATGCATGAAGGCCGCACCTATCGCGTCTCAGCAGTCATTCAGGAGCGCAAATGGGTTTACCTGCACACTGACGCAGAAATCATCCGCCTCAGTGACTGCGTGATTGATGTCCTTCTGGACGGTCACGGCAACCCTATCCAGCACTAACCACCCTATTCAACCGATCGGCCTGGCATTACGCGGGCGGCATCTGCACATCCAAATTTCAGGAGAAACCATGAGCGAATTAACGGATTTAACTGTCATCGAAATCAAGCCGGAGCAGGCGCCGGTACTTTACGTATCGGGCGGCCTTGACGCTTACCTTGAGCAAATCCGCCAGGCAGTAAACGAAGTGCCGGACCTGTCCACGAAGAAAGGCCGTGACCGTGTCGCCTCTCTGGCGGCGCAGGTGTCCCGCAGTAAGACGGCAATCGAAAAGCCGGGCCGTGAGTATCTGAAGCGACTGAAAGAGGCTGTCCGCCCTGCTGAGGCCGAAATTAAGCGGTTCGTTGATGCCTGCGACGAGCTGCGCGATGCAACCCGTCGCCCACTCACCGAATGGGAAGCCGAGCAGGAACGCATTAAGGCTGAGGAAGCCATGAACGCGCTGCACGCCGAAGCTCTGGAAATGAACATCAAGTTCGATCAGGAACTGGCTGCCAAGATCGAAGCAGACCATGAAATGGCCCTGCTGATGAACAAGGATATTGACCGCGACCGCGAAGAACAGCGACGCCTGGCGGAACAGGCTCAACGTGAACGTGACGAGCGGCTGAAGCAGGAAGCGGCAGAACAAGCACGCCGCGATGCCGAAGCGAAGCACAAAGCGGAGATTGAAGCCGCAGCGCGCCGTGAAGCTGAAGAGAAAGCACGTGCAGAGCTGGCTGAACGCCAGCGCGTCGAAGCGGAACAGCGTGCAGCTCGCGAGAAGCAGGAAGCGGAAGCCCGGGCGGAACGCGAAAAAGCCGCGGCGGTTGAAGCCGAGCGCCTGAAGGCAAAACAGGCCGAAGATGCTCGCCTGGCTGAGCAGAAGCGCATCGCCGATGAGCAGGCAAAACGTGAAGCTGACGTGAAGCACCGCAAGACAGTCGGCACCAACATCGTTAACGCTCTCACCAGCCACACCAGCTTAACCCGTGAACAGGCTATCGAAGTGCTAACTGCACTGAAGGATGACCTGATCCCCTGCGCGAAAATCCACTACTGAGGAAACCATGAACGCATATCTCACTTACGACCGAATCGAAGATCGGCGCTGGGTTGAGCAGCAGCTCACCGACGAGAAAGAGAAGTGGATCGACGACCGGGCGCAGCAAATCATCGACATGATGCCAAAAGAGCCGTCCGGCATCTTCCACTTCACGGTCCCGATTGACTCCAGCCCGTACGAAGGACTTCGCAGCGATAAATCTGGCGAGGCCTACAACGATTTCATTTCGGCAGTTGCTTACGCCCAGGCGGAATACGACTGGGAACACCGTACCGGCTGCCCGTTTTAATTTTTGAGGGATTTAACAATGAGTACTGCACTTTCCACCATGGCCGGGAAACTGGCCGCACGCCTCGGCATGGATGCCGGTACAGACCTGATGAATACGCTGAAGAATACAGCGTTTAAAGGTGGCAACGTCACGGACGAGCAATTCACAGCCCTGCTGATCGTCGCCAACCAGTACGGCCTGAACCCATGGACCAAAGAGATTTATGCCTTCCCAGATAAAGGCGGGATTGTCCCGGTCGTCGGCGTTGATGGATGGGCTCGCATTATCAACGAGCATCCTCAGTTTGACGGCATGGAGTTCTCTTACGACAAGGAGGAAGGCGCGTGCACCTGCAAGATTTACCGCAAAGACCGTAAGCACCCGACCATCGTCACCGAGTATATGGGCGAGTGTAAACGCAATACTCAACCCTGGCAGTCCCACCCTACCCGCATGCTTCGCCATAAGACACTTATCCAATGCGCGCGCCTGGCCTTTGGTTTCGCTGGCATCTTCGACCAGGACGAGGCGGAGCGAGTTATTGAAGGAACAACGGTAGAGGTTCATGCGGGCCATGAATCAGATAGCCGTCGCCCGGATCTGATTTCAAAAGGTGAGTCTGCCGCACGCCTTGGAACAGTTAAGTATCAGGAGTTCTGGGTGGCGCTGAGCGCTGAAGAGAAGCAGGTGATAGGCGCGGTTGAGAAGCGACGCATGTATGACATGAGTATTGCTGTAGACAACGCCGAACCTGTCAATGTCGTAGAGACGGAGGCTGAATGATGGAGCAACGCACCCCTGAATGGTTTGCTGCGCGCTGCGGCAAGGTCACAGCCAGTCGCCTAGCTGATGTCATGGCCAGGACTAAGTCGGGCTACTCCACCAGCCGACAGAACTACATGGCCGAGCTGATTTGCCAACGGCTGACCGGGAAGCTGGAGGAAGGGTTTTCGAATGCCGCGATGATGCGCGGCACTGAACTTGAGCCAATGGCGCGCGAAATGTACGCGCTGAATGAGTTCGATGCGGAAATCACTGAAGTTGGACTCATCGATCACCCAACCATACCCGGATTCGCAGCCAGCCCGGACGGACTTGTAAACGACGACGGGCTTATCGAAATCAAATGCCCCAACACCTGGACCCATATTGAAACGCTGAAAACTGGCGAGCCAAAGCGCCAGTACATGCTGCAAATGCATGCGCAGATGATGTGCACAGGGCGGAAATGGTGTGATTTCGTTAGTTTCGATGATCGCCTGCCGCCTGACCTCGCCTATTTCAAGAAGCGGATTCATTTCGATGAAGAGCTGGCGCGCGAAATCGAATCTGAGGTTAAGAGCTTCCTTGCAGATCTGGAATCGGAAATTCAGAAAATCACAGAGCGTGCAGCATGAAACGCACACCCTTTTATCGCAGGCCCGGGCGAACCGGGCAATTCTCCGGCCTCCGCGAACGCGTTATCTGGATGATTCAGACGCGCGGACGCCCGGTAACCGGTAGCGAAATCGCCGAGAAGTTCGGCGTAACGCTCATCGAGTTTAACCGGGTTGCCAACGGCATCACCCGCGGCTCCGGACAGATAGCTCAGATCGTTGAGTCGGAAAAATGGATCAACGACGACGGAATCTGCGACCGGACTTTCGACCTGGTCACGAAGCCAAAAGTCGTAACACCACAGGGTAAATCGCGCCTGTTCACCCGGCGCACCATAGAGCAATCGCAGGAAGGCAGGCGGCAGGAGTGCATAGCGCGTGCCGCACGCCGTCGCCGCCTGATTGCTCAGGGCCTCTACATCGACGAAATGGAGTCAGTGCTATGAAAGCGTGGTCTCTCGAAGAGCTGGCGCTGCTGTGGCGACACTCAAACGCTGAAGTCGCTGAGATTACCGGCCGCTGCATTGAAGAGGTAGGAGATAAGCGGCTGCAAACCAATATTGAGCGTAATGGCTGGGATGTTAACGATCCGGAGCGTGCATCATGAAATACGGAAGCGTGTGCAGTGGTATCGAAGCTGCCAGTAAAGCGTGGGAACCCATCGGCTGGAAACCTGCCTGGTTCTCTGAAATCGAACCGTTCCCATCCGCAGTCCTCGCCCATCACTGGCCGGAAGTAACCAACCTCGGCGACATGACCAAAATCGCCGAGGCGGTGCGCGCGGGTGATGTCGAGGCGCCTGATGTTCTGGTCGGCGGCACGCCTTGCCAGGCATTCAGCATCGCAGGCTTACGTGAAGGCCTTTCTGACGACCGCGGCCAGTTAACCCTCTCTTATGTGGAATTAGCCAATGCAATCGACGCAAAGCGCCGCGAACGCGGTGAGCCAGAAGCAATCATCGTCTGGGAAAACGTCCCAGGCGTGCTCAGCAGCAAAGACAATGCCTTCGGGTGCTTTCTGGCAGGACTTGCCGGAGAGAGCAGTGAGTTGCAGCCAGCAGGGGGAAAATGGACGCACGCAGGTTGTGTGTCTGGACCAGAAAGGGTTATCGCCTGGCGCGTCCTTGATGCTCAATTTTTCGGAGTGGCCCAACGACGCCGACGTGTGTTCGTTGTCGCAAGTGCTCGAAAAGGATTCGATCCCGCAGCGGTACTTTTTGAGCTCGACAGCGTGCGCCGGGATTCTGCGCCGCGCCGAGAAACGCAAAAGGCTGTTGCCGCCCTTACTGCACGAGGCGTTGGAACGTGTGGCGCTGACGACAATCAGGCACAAGCAGGACACCTGATAGCTGAGTGCGCTAATGGTGACGTTAGCCACACATTAAAGGGTGAAGGGTTTGATGGCAGTGAGGACGGAACCGGGAGAGGTGTCCCAGTTGTGGCTTTCGGCGGCGGAAATACCAGTGGAAACATCGATGTTGCAGCCTGCCTGACAGCGAAAGGACAGAGAATAGACTTTGAAGTGGAAACTTTCGCAGTGCACGGCACGCAGGATCCTGACACCAACCGAGAACTGGCGCACACTCTTGGACGCAACAACGGACAGGAAAACGCGATAGTTACTGAACCATTCACATTGGCAATCGGTGGGCGATCAGAAGGAAGTACGGTCGAAGTGAGAAATGACGGCACAGCCAACGCGCTGTTGACGCCGAATGGCGGCCGTGCAGGCATGGGTGTAGGGGCTATCGGGTGGGGTATGCAGGTTCGCCGCCTAACACCGATTGAGTGTGAGCGCCTTCAGGGCTTTCCTGATAATCACACTCTGATCGGCTGGCGCGGAAAGGATGCTGATGAATGCCCGGACGGGCCACGCTATAAAGCCATCGGCAATAGCATGGCAGTACCGGTTATGCGCTGGATCGGAGAGCGCATCGCCGCAGCGCTGCCCGCCGAGAAGCTGAACGGTGATTATGGTGGAAGTAAGACACCACTAGACCAGCGCGACCTATGGCGCACTCCACCAGCCCTCTTCGCTGCTCTTGACGCTGAGTTTTGCTTCCAACTGGATGCCGCTGCGGCGCCGCATAACGCGCTGTGCCGGAAGTTCATCACAGCCGAGCAGAACACGCTGGAAACGCCGTGGGCTGATTACCTGAATGTTCCAGGCTACGTCTGGCTGAACCCGCCATACAGCGACATCACGCCCTTCGTTAAGAAGGCTGCCGTCGAGAGTTCCAATCAGATCGGCACGGTCATGCTGGTACCGGCAGACACATCGGTTGGCTGGTTTAAGGAGGCTATCCAGACCGCCAGCGAGGTTCGCTTCATCACCGCCGGGCGACTGGCGTTTATCAACCCGGTCACCGGTAAGCCGGTCTCGGGAAATAACAAAGGATCGATGCTCATAATCTGGCGACCTTACCCGCGTACACACTGCCACTTTGCAACTGTGGACCGGGACGAGCTGATGGCTTTCGGGGCGAAACTTCTCGCCCGCCGGGAGGCCGCATGACGTCAGAAAAAGACAACGCCGTCCGAGCCGCCTGCCGCCGGTGCACCGAAGAAATACAGCAGGCCATGCGCAAGAAGCCAAAGCCTAACTGGAACGAAACGGTGCCTCCCATCATCAACAAGCACCACAAGAAAATTGAAGCTCTGGGAGTTAGCCTCCTGGAGTTCGTCGTATACACAGGGCGCCTGAATAAAAGGTTTGGAGCTGAACAATGACCCTTACGCAAAACAGGTTAAAAGAAGTGCTTAGTTATGACCCCTCAACAGGGGTTTTTTATTGGCTAAACCCTACTGCTTACTGCATGCATCCAGGTGATGTCGCTGGGTTTGTAGATTACACAGGCTATGCCTACATAAAAGTAGACAAGGTCAAATATTCAGCACATCGCCTCGCATGGATTTACGTCTATGGACACTCACCAATTGAGCAGATCGACCACATTAACAATGTCAGATCGGATAACAGAATTGTTAATTTAAGACTGGCCACACGCTCTCAAAACATGATGAATCAACCAGCCAGAAAGGGCAGCATTTCAGGGGTTAAAGGAGTTAGCTGGGACAAAAAAATGCAAAGCTGGCGAGCAAGATGCCAAGCCAATGATGAAAGGATAAACATTGGGTGGTTCGACTCAATAGAAGAAGCCGCAGAAAGTCTCAGAGTTTATAGACAGCAATACCACGGCGAATTTGCTAACCATGGAGATCATCATGACAACAGAAATTAAAGCCCTACCCGTCGAACGTGACCAATACGGCTACTGGACTCACCCGCTTTACGATGAATTTTGCGATGGGCGCGAGTCTATCTCACCAGATGAATTTAACGCCTGGCTGGATAAGAACGGCCTTGAGTGGAAAGTGGAGTACCGCGATGAGGATGACGCCGATCCCGATGTGGACGGTTATGACATCTCAGCGTGGCAGCCCGAACCCCCAGCCGGTGATGGGTGGTTTGTCGGTTCAATTCACGAAACGGAAGATGGCGCGGTCTGCATCTGGCTAAGGGCGAAGCCGTAATGGTGATATTTAAAACTCGGGAGCTTATGGCTCCCTTTTTATTGCTGGCGTTCACCTTCAACCGAATTAACCGACAGTTCCGGGAGCATTGACCATGGACATCATCGATACCGCAGCAGAGATAGAAGAGCTTCAGCGTAACGCTGCCCTTTCCGCTCACCGAGTGAACCGTAACGACGTATCAGCTGAGCGTTGTGAAGAATGCGACGAACCAATTCCAGAGCCGCGGCGCGCTGCCGTTCCCGGCTGCCAGACCTGCGCGGATTGCCAGAGCGTCATCGAATTGAGGAATAAGCAGAGGGGGATTTGATGGATTACAGCAAGTTGAGTGATAAGGAAGTTAATCGAAAGGTTCAGATAGCTTCAAGACTAATTGGTTCAATGACGGGGAGAGGCGTCCTAATTGTCAGGGATGGAAAGTGGGAATTCTTCGATCCGTGCAATAACCCGGCAGATGCATGGCCGATTATCACCGCAAATAAAATCAGCATTTACGCAATGAGCGAAGCGGACAAAAGAGGCGGTTGGGGGGCCGAGGCTTTTCATCCCAACGATGCATATAGCTTTAACGATAACCCACTTCGTGCCGCAATGATTGTCTTCCTCATGATGCAGGAGTCAGCCAATGTTCCAGCTAATTCAACGGGGTCAGATTTACGCTGACCAGCACGGTTGGCCCGTCATAATCCACAGTTGCACATCACAGATAGTCCGCTACTGGCGACAGGGCCGGATCAACACCGCTTCAATCGACCGATTCAACAATGACTTTGAGCACCTAGATCACCGTGAGGCGGCTCAGATACGCGCCGAGCTTGAGACGAGCGAGCACATTAAATCGCTGCGTGCCCAGCGCGCGGCCTAAGGAGAACTATGAGCACCATTCAGGACATCCGAAACCAGCTATCAACTCTGGTCACCGAGGCGCACAAAGTGGCGTGCTCCCTAGATATTGGTGACGAGCGAACCGAGGCCTTTGAGCTATACGAAGCGCTTCGTCGACTTCAGCGGCAGGGCGCCGCCGGAGAGATTCTCTCAGCAACCAACCCACTTCTCGCCTCGCCATATTACGACGAGGACTGGGAGGAAGATGAAGACGACTGACGCAACTGATAGCCAGTTATGAGCTGGCTATTGGGTGCGAAAGCACCGCCTCACATCCCTTGATGTTATTGCCGCCTATGGGCGGCTTCTTTTTGCCTGGAGAACTAAGATGATTGACACCAGTCTGATACCCGAAAAAGAAGTGATGAACAAACTCGGTGTTTCATCACGTCAAACCATCTGGAACTATACGCACCGGCACGGATTCCCTAAGCCTGTACGAACCCACCCGAAGGCTTACCTTCGCACCGCTTTTGAGGAGTGGATCCTCAATGGCGGCGTTAACCAGAAATGTTCCTGA